ATTGCTGCTTTTTATCTTTTTGGTAAAAATTCGGAACCTTTCTTTAAAGATTGTATTAAATGTTTTAATTTCATTTGGGAAGACCTAGGAGAGTTTAAGCAAACCTCTCCATCTCCTTGTTTTGATTTAGAATACCCGGCCACCCAACACCAGCATAGCGACGAAACAATAATCAATATTATGTTATGGAAATACAAAGCGACACGAAATCTAAAACCTACCCCTATTTGGTTTGACACTATCTGGCAAGGAAAAAATTCTGTACCCAATTTAGTAAACTATGCTCAAAACCCAGACTCTTTTGATCGCGAAGAGAATGGGGGCAAATTTTTAAAAGAGGAACCCTCGTGGGGATATGTACCCAATAATCCCCGTGATATTTTGGCCTTCCATGGCAATAAGGACCCAGAAATAATGAAATATATCTTACATGATTATATAAATAACGGAATTATGAACATATAATCAGTAACTAAAAAAAATTTTCCGAAAGAAATTAAAAACATAGTGGACTACATATAATATGAAAAAGTACTTTTTAGTAATAGCAAGATACCAAAACGAAAAGCAAGAAATTTTTGATAATCACATCAGCCCAATCAATCAAAGATATTGTGACAAGCATGGATTTGAGTATGTGGTTATAAGGAACGATGAGCCGCTAGAATTAGTACGAGATAATCCTACGTGGTGGAAGTTTACCATTGTGCAAGATTGGATTAATCAAGGTAAACTCAAACAAGGGGATGTCTTGACTCATTTTGATGCGGACATGGTTATTGTTAAAGACGACCAACCTTACCAAACAGCCAAAAGTTTTTCTTATGCTATCGATAACGGAAACACTCATTGCATGGGGAACTATACTATAACCGTTAATGATTGGAGTATTGATTTGATTAACAGAATACTAAGCGAGGAACTATATCAAAAATGCAAAGACCTAGACCATTGGCAAAACTTTAGAGAACAGGCAGCATGGTACACATTAAGTGGCATACTTCCACACAGTTGGGTTTCATTTTTTGACATGCCTAACTATGGGTTTCACTCTACAACTTCCCCTTACCTCCATTATTGCCTCGAAGATCTAGACCAACACGTTGAAGTAAGAAGGCCAGAATGGGACACAACTCTCCTAGCAGAGGAAACAAACGACGCCGTAAGCCAAGCTCTACAAAAATATAATATTGTAAAAAGTAAAAAAGAAGACACTATTGTGCGTCACTTTGCGGGAGGACAGCCGTGGAGCCCGGAGTACTTTAATATTAAATAAACATTATGCATTGCTTTTGCCTCCACCACACAGATCGCCCCGACCGTAAAGATAATTTGCTTAAGGTTTTTAAGAGAGAGGGTCTAAAAGAAGTAGAATGGATAGAAGATTTTCATCCAGATAAAATAAACAAGGACAAGCTAAACCTACAGCATGATTTAAACATTAATGCTATTTCTGTTTATTTAAAACATCAGAAGTGTTACGAATTGCAGAAAAAAAATAATTATAAAAATATCTTAATACTTGAAGATGACGTTATGATCCCTGAAGGCTTCGGGTTTATTTCTTTTTTAAACCAATGTATGGAAGATTTTGAGTCCCTCGAAGGAGACTTAATGTTTATTGGAGGCGCATTTGATATCAAGCCTCCCGCGATATACCCCAATCAAACAGTTTATACTCTACCGGGATTCAAGTCTCGTTGTGCTCACTGTTATGTGGTAAGCCACAGATGCATAGACATCATCTTGAAAAACATTAACATTATGGATGATGCGCTAGACTGGAAACTGAATAAAATTATAGACGATAATAACCTTAAAGTATGCTACACAGAGCCCAGTATACAACAAGCCACAGTAGAAGGTTTAGATTCTTCAACCATTCAAATCAGTTAATAACAAATGGATAAGATTTTAGTCATAGGGGATAGCTGTGAAGATAGATTTACCTATGGTTATTCTCACCGCTTATGCCCTGACACCCCAGCCCCAGTTTTTGTTCCCAACAAAGACATAATTAATTCAGGGATGGCTGGAAACGTATACGAAAACCTCAAAAGCTTTGGTTTTAAGTGCGATTTAATTACAAACTCAGAAAAAATTGTTAAGCAGAGATATGTAGACGAAAAAACAAACCACACTTTCCTAAGAGTTGACACAAATGATAAGGTCTCTCCTATAGAATTTAATCCGTCCAAAATTCAGCAAGAAGCGTATAAAGCTATAGTTATCGCTGACTACGGAAAGGGCTTTTTGAGCGACTTCGACATATCGCTTCTGTGTAGCCTTAACGAACATGTTTTTATAGATACTAAAAAAACAATAGGCCCTTGGTGCCGCGAAGCTTCTTTTATTAAGGTTAATAGTCCGGAATTTGAGAGATTCAAAAGCAAGATTTCAATGGAAGAGTGGGCAAACAAGTTGATAGTCACCCTCGGAGACCAAGGGTGCATGTTTAGAAAAGAAAAGGGATTTTGTTATTACCCAGTGCATAGTGTAGACGTATTTGACTTGTCCGGAGCCGGTGATACTTTTCAGGCAGCTTTAGTGACCAACTACCTAGACACCTTTGATATAGACTTAGCCCTTAAATATGCGAACCTGTGCGCGTCAAGAGTTGTCCAAAGAAAAGGAGTGGTGCCCCCTTGATTATTTAATGAAAAATAAATTGAAACTCGCTTTCAGCGATATGTGGGGGTTCGAGGATTACCTCTTCAACCCTCACGATAATTATTTTCTCGATCTTTTTAAAACTAAATTCGACGTAGAAATCAACCAAAACAACCCAGACCTTTTAATATATTCAGTTTTTGGCTCCAACTACAAACATTTTTCTTGTAAAAAAATATTTTTCTCAGGTGAAAACAGAGGAGCCCCAAAAACCACAACGCCCCACTATAACGATTCTGACGTAACCCTCTCTCATTACAACGACGAGGCCAAAGAGGTTTTTGTACCCCTATGGGTTCTCTCGGTTAATTGGTTTCAAAAAAAGCAACCAAGGCCATTACCGAGCAACCCAACATATTGCGTAGACCTTAACTTAATACAATATAAACGAGAAAGATTTCTTAAAAAATCAGAGCGTCGTAAATTTTGTGCTTTAATAAACAACGCTCCATCTGGAGATCGAATTTTGTTATTTAAAGCCTTAAGTGAGCACGCCCATATTGACAGCTTTGGATCTTTATTAAACAACACAGGTAAACACTTAAGAGGTTCCCAGCAAGATAAAATTGACGTCTTGCACAACTACAAATTTACAGTCGCCTTTGAAAACTCTTACCACTACGGATACAATACAGAAAAAATAATAGAACCCCTAGAGGCAGGTTGCATACCTCTTTACGACGGAGGAAAATGTGTTAAAAAATACTTTAACCCTAAAAGCTTTTTGTACTACAAAGACTATCCATCGATGAATAGTTACATCGAAGATATTTTAAAAATTGCTCAAAACCAAGATCTTTATGAAAGCATGGTATTAGAGGCTCCTTTAAATTTAAACAAAATAGAAAAAGACCTTGCCCCGGCTAATATTTTAAATAATATCCTAAAGGTATTAGATCTGTAATTAAATGAAAAAAACCACCCAGAAAAAAGGATGAAAGTAGCTCTAAACTTATCCGGCTTAAGCCGCACATTGAGCTACAGTTGGCTCTTTATAGATAAATATATTGCTACCCCCCTTAAAGCTGATATTTTCTTGCATACATGGGACATAGACCACAATAGCGCTCCCGGGCTCGCAAAAGGAACCACATCTCTAAACCCTAACTTTAATGCCCCTTCCGTTTCTCTGAAAAAAACAAAGGAAGACTACATCGTCGACGAAATAAGACCAACCTCTTATGTTATTGAACCCTTTGAAAGCTTTTCTTTAAAAGAAGAAACCCATTCTACTTTTGCTATGTATTACGGCATACAAAAGGCAAACCTTTTAAGAAAACAATACGAGAAGAGCAAAGGGATTTCTTATGATCTTATTATTCGCGCTAGACTAGATACTTTTTTTGAAGACACAATTCCTAATAAAGATATTGAAGAAGCTTTGACTCAGGACACCCTTTTTGTTGGATGTAATCGCTCAGAAGAAGACTACCCCCATCGCGAAACAACAGATGTTTTTGCTTTCAGCAACAGCAGCATTATGAATATTTACGCTGACACCTTTAATTTGTACGATAATGGCAACAATCGTCATTTACTAGGAGAGCAAGGGATTCACCACCAACTCGTAAGCAACCAAGTTAAAGTTAAATGGTCACACATACCATTTAAACTCCCTAGTGTGTGGAGCTCTAATGAAATAAGAGTGAACCGATACCAATGACTAAAACAATTTACAAACCGTGGGGAAAAGAGGTATGGCTAGAGCTTAATGACAAGTATTGTTATAAAAGGATCTACATTAATGCCGGACACAAAACTAGTTACCAGTATCACCTCTATAAGCTGGAAACTAACTATATAATAGAAGGTGAAGCTGAAGTTTGGCTCGAGGACGACGAAGGCAGTGTAAAGAAAGAAAAGATGACGGAAGGTGATTTTTTTACCATCCATCCCCCCAAAAAACATCGAGTTATAGCGTTAACAGATGTGATTCTTCAAGAGGTATCCACCCCTCACGTTGACGATGTTATTCGTATCGAAGACGACTCTAAGAGAAGTGACGGAAAAATAGAGCACGAACATATTCGCCCTGCATTGTGTATTTTAACGGCGGGCTTAGGTAAAAGAATGGGAGGAATAACGGATCATGTTAACAAGGGACTGCTCCCCTTGGATAACAAAGCGCTCATTTCACACTTGATTGAAAAAACCTCACCAGATTATGAAATTATTTTACCTTTAGGATACAAAGGAGAGTCTGTTCGAGAATATTGTGAAGCGGCTCACCCAGATAGAGATTTCATATTTGTAAACGTAGATAGATACGAAGGGGCCGGAACAGGCCCCGGCTATTCTATTTTTCAATGTCAAGAGCACCTCCAAAGGCCTTTTATTTGGGCGACCGCAGACAGCATTATAAAGAACCCATTACCCTCCCTGCATGGAGACTGGCTAGGCGTATACCCCACCGATATTCCGGAACTTTATTCTACAGTAGATATTGAGGATGGTAAAATTATACGGTTTAAAAACAAAGAACCTAATGGTTATAAACATGCATTTATAGGGGTGGCGGGAGTGTACGATTACAAAGCTTTTTGGAAAGAGATCGAAATTTCTAATGGCGAAATAGTAAGTGCTTACTACAATGTAGACTCTTACAAAACGATTAAACCTGAGTATTTTGAGTGGTACGACGCTGGAACTATTGACAACTACCTTAAAGCTACCAGCGCTTCAAAAAATTACAGTATTCCTAAAACCAACGGGGAGTTTTTATATAAGGTAAAAGATTTTTTTATCAAACTCTCTTCGGATAAAAAATTTATTTCTGGAAGAATTTCTCGATCTAAAAACTTAAAAGGGCTATGCCCTCCGATTGATTATGCTGGCGAACATTTATACTCTTATAAATGGATCGAAGGAAGTACCTTATATGATTGCGATTCTCAAGATATTTGGAATAATTTTTTGTCTTTTGCTGCTAACAAGATGTGGAAGACACACGATGCTGACGCCGCTTCTTTCGAAAAGGCATGTAAAACATTTTATAACGATAAAACTCGTGAGAGATTAAATTTATTCTTCTCTAGCCGCGAGGCCCACTTTAAAGGCATACATAAAGTTAACGGGGTTGATACGGCACCTATGGAAGCCTTATTGGACTCCATAGATATGAACGAGCTTTACCAAGGATCGCCTACAAAGCTTTTTCACGGAGACTTACAGTTTGATAATGTGATCTGTACTAATAAGAGCCAATTTTATTTGATAGACTGGAGACAAGATTTTGGAGGGATAGACATAGGTGATACTTATTATGATTTAGCTAAGATGTATGGGGGTTTATTAATGTCTTACAAGCTAATGAAAGACTCTTTTAACTTTTCATGTTCCTCGGTCTCTTGTAGCAACATAGAGTTCAAACATAAAAGAACTAAAGCATTAAAAGAATTTCAACATGCTTATGAAAAATGGATACCCCTAAACGGATTTTGCTTAAATAAAGTAAAAAAGATTACCGCTTTGATTTTCTTAAACATGGCTCCGCTTCACCAGAAAAAGCTTGGAGACTTGCTTTTCTTCAAATCTAAATTAATGCTCAATGAATTACTTTCCTAAAATAGATAAAGACACAGCTCTTTATGCTTCCTTTGCGAAAAAAGCAGGGAGCAAAGGGTGTTTATTTTTTAATCCCCTATTTGCGGAGCACCACATAAATGCAATCTATAAATCTTTTTCGGTAAACAATATAGAAGAAGCTATCAAAGCTGCTAAGACACTCAACATTAAGGGGTTCGCTATAACGATGCCCTTTAAACAAGAAGTTCTAAAATATGTAGACGAAACGTCCGAAGAAGTTAAGAAAATTGGGGCTGCAAATACAGTTCTTAACAAAAATAATTATTTAAAAGCTTACAATACCGATTATGTGGCAGCCAAGACCATGTTGTTTAATTTTTTTGCAAAAGAGACACAAAAAAAACTATATATCATGGGTAACGGAGGTTATTCTAAAGCTGTACAATACGCCGCAACCTTAAACGGCATTAGCTATGAAGTAATTACAAGAAGCAAATGGGATAATATAATTAAAATTAAAAACAGCGTTATATACAACTGTACCCCTGTAGAAAACGTTGCCACTGATCCTTCTAGTGAATTTATTGACTGCATAACCACATCTCCCACAGGTCGCCGTTTGGCTGAAATTCAATCCCAAGAGCAATTTAAGCTTTATACAGCATGACCAAAATTCCTAGATTTTTTATCTGCCCGGTTAGTAAAAATGTGGCTGATGCAGTTATGACTTTCTGCAAAACCCATAATACGACAATTGGGCTGATACCGTCCCGTAGACAAGTAGAGTGGGACGGGGGTTATGTAAATAATTGGACTACACAAGCTTTTGCGCGCTACGCAAAAGAATTACCCCTAGAGCGAGATCATAGCGGCCCGGGACAAGGGTATGTAGATGATGACGGTTATGAGTCACTAGAGCATGATTGTAAATATTTTGATTTAATCCACGTAGATCCGTGGAAAAAATATCCCTCTTACAACGAGGGTTTAAAATGGACAGTTGATATAATTAATTTTTGCTACCACCGCAACCGGCTACTACATTATGAGATAGGGACGGAAGAAGCCCTGCGCCCCTTCACACCTCAAGAACTCAACCAGCTGATAGAGGATCTTAATAAACAACTAAAGCCTGAAATTTTCAAACAGATTAGATATGCTGTTATTCAGTCAGGGACCGCGCTTAAAGAAAACATTAATACAGGCGCCTACAACAAAGAGAAGCTTTCAGAAATGTTAAAAGCTCTTAAGCCATACGGACTATTAGCCAAAGAGCATAATGGGGACTACTTAGGGGGAGCCCTAGTACGCGATAAAATGAAAGTGGGATTAGATGCCATTAACATTGGGCCCGAATTTGGGTTGGTAGAGACCCAAACTTATCTTGATATTTTTAAAAAAAGCAATACAAGCCCAGATTCTTTTTTTGATTTATTTTGGAAGTTATGTTACGACAGCAAAAGATGGACAAGGTGGGTAGATAGTAATTTTGATCCGCTTCAGAACCGCACAAAACTTATTCAAATTTGCGGCCACTACGTATTTTCTCACCCTGTTTTTGTCAGTAAAATTAAAAAATCCTTTAAATATATAGACGAAACAATTCAAACTAATATTATTAAGCGCCTAGAAGACTACTACTATGAGTGACACTCGCCCTATTACTATATTTTGTGATATTGACGGTACTTTAGCCGAACACCACCCCCCTAACATTAGTACCCATCCAGACAATTCGCTGAAAATTCTCACTGATACCATCAGCAAACTTACAGAATGGGACGCCAAAGGGTACAATATAATATTAACAAGTGGCAGAAAAGAAGGTACCAGAGAAGCGACAGAGAGACAGTTGGCACAGGCTGGAATTTTTTACGATCAGTTGATTCTTGGTATAGGAGGGGGCATCCGTTATTTAATTAACGACAGAAAATCTGACGGGAGAGAGTCTGCCTTTGCTATTTGCCTCGAAAGGGACGAAGGAATAGGCGGTATAAATATCTAATCTTTCAAAATGAAAAAAATTACCTTTTACAGTCCTCACCTAGGCCTACGAGGCACAGAGGTTACAATGTTTGATTATGCTTTTTACGGACGCAAGTTTTATAATTGGGATGTACAAATTTTATATCATGAGGAAAACCCTAATAGCCATATAAGCGCTATACAAAAATTTCAAAAAGAATTTGACGTCTATTCAATTACAGATCCTACGGATAACCCCTTATCCCTTAACGGCGCCATCGAAACATTTTTAGAGTCTCACCCCAGCGAGTACTTTTATATTCAAAAAGGAGGCCACAATGACGGGCTGTGCCCCTCTAACTCTAAAACCTGTATACTGTGTTGCACGATGGTTGACCCTAAAAAAGAAAAACACGGAGATAGATACGCGTTTATTTCAGACTGGCTTAGCCAACATTGTTCTAAAGGAGAAATCCCCGTTGTCCCAAGCATTGTGGATTTACCTGATATCCAAGAAAATCTTCGAGAAGAGTTGTCCATCCCTAAAGATGCTATAGTTTTTGGAAGAACTGGAGGCATGGATACGTGGAATCTGCCTTTTACTAATACAGTAGTCGAACAAATTTGCCAACATACTGATGATATATATTTTGTTTTTCAAAACACACCTAGGTTTATTGACCACCCACAGGTGATTTTTATACCACCTACCTCAGATTTAACCTACAAGGTTCAATTTATAAATACTTGCGATGCATTCCTTCACTCTAGGTACGAAGGTGAGAGCTTTGGTGTTACATGTGGAGAATTTTCTATCAGAAACAAACCTGTTATTACGTTTCTTCACTCCTTCGAAAGAAACCATATTAACCTTCTTGCCGACAAAGGTATTTATTACGAAAATGGGGAACAATTATTTAGAATTTTATACTCTTTCAGAAACAGCTACCTCGACAAAGAAAAGGATTGGAATTGTTACAGGCAATTTCAACCTGAAAAAGTCATGCCTCAATTTAAGAAGATTTTTATAGATTAAAATGATAACAGTTAAAACTGACCACGAATTCTGCGTAGACCAACCGGACTACCAAATACATAACCAAGCAAAAGAACTAAAACTTAATTGTTCGGCAGGTCAAGACAACCATAGTGATTTAGATTTAATTAATGAAACGCTTTCTCGGTTTAACAACAATCAAATTAATTGCTTGGACCTCGGGTGTGCGGGAGGGCAGTTAATCTTAGATTACAATAAGTCTCCTAAAACTAATATCTGTATTGGCCTAGACGGTAGCTGTGGGGTCTACAAGCACCCTAATTGGGAGCACGAGAGAAGAGATCGGGCCCTACCTACTGTTTTAAGACACGCAGACCTGACAAAACCTTTTGCTATTTTAGACGAGGGTGCTCCCGTTAAGTTTGATATCATCACATGTTGGGAAGTTATTGAACATTTTGAAGAAACTGACCTAGACATCTTTTTTACAAATGTATTGAAACACTTAAATAAAGAAGGCTTGTTTTTCGGCAGTATTGCCCTTTTCGAAGACACCCGAGATAGTGATGGTTTTCACCAAAACCATCTCAGCTATAAAGCTAACGATACTCAGTTCAAATTGCACAAAACCGTCTTCAAAGAGAAAGGGCCGTGGGATAAAATCTTATCAAACTATTTTCAAGTAGTAGATTATGACCTTCACATAAAACTAAGAAATCATTCGAATTCGTATTATTTCATGTGCCACCATAAGAGAGCCAATACTATATGACATATGTTTTTGATTTAGATAATACACTTTGCGCTACCTCCTCCTCGAAGAAGTACAGCGAGAGCATCCCTTATTTAAGCGTTATTAATCAAGTTAATAACCTTAAAAAAGAGGGGCACTATATTAAAATCTTTACAGCTAGAGGTTCTGGGTCAGGCATTGATTGGCGTGATTTAACAATACAACAACTGTTAGAGTGGGGGGTAGAATATGACGAATTAATCTTAGGCAAACCAAGTTACGACATCTGCATAGACGATAAATCTACCAGCGCTCATGACTGGAGAATTAAAAATGGCTGCCTAATAACTGGTTTTGTTGCAGGTGCTTTTGATTTACTGCACGCAGGACACTGTCTATTCTTAAAAGAGGCAAAAAGTGTATGCGATTATTTATTTGCCGCACTACAAACTGACCCTACAATTGATGATCACAAAGACCGCCCTTTACAACAGCCAAAAAATAAACCTATTCAATCTATTGAAGAGCGAAAAATTCAACTGGAGGCCACCTCTTACGTCGATAAGATTTTGGTTTATGAAACCGAAAAAGATCTTTTAAATTTAATCAAAGAGCTTAAGCCAAACATTCGTATTCTCGGCTCCGACTATAGAGACAAAAAAGCCACAGGAGAAGAGTGGTCGGAAGGGGTAATTTACCACCAGCGTGCTCAGCAATGGTCGTCTTCAGAGCTTAGGGGGCGCGTAAATGGTAACTAGCAAGTGCCCCTTAAGGGTTTCCTTGTGTGGAGGATCTACTGATTCTCCTCTTTTTATTAAAAAATATAGGACAGGAAAGGTTATTAGTTTTACTCCCAACCTTTATACCTATTCTACTTTCCACCAAGACGTAAACGGTTTTAATAATTATGATAAAAAATATGTTGTTTCTTATTCTAAATTTGAGAGATGCTCAAAAATTCAACAAATACGTAATGACGTCGTACGCGTTGTCTTAGATTTTTTTAATATACCTCCCATAAAAGTTTCACTAGATTCGGATGTTTTTTCTTTTGGCTCTGGATTGGCATCTTCATCCTCTTATATCTTAAACTTAATACAAGGAATTAATCTTCTCTACCGCTTTAATATGAGCACAGAGGAAATATGCCGCGTTGCTTTTACGCTTGAGTCAAAAGTTAATCCTTTAACTGGATATCAAGACCCTTTTGGTTGCGGCATTGGGGGTTTTAAGTTTATGGAATTTGATGCTCAAAACAATTTTCAAGTTACCTTTCTTCCTACTGATATTTTTGACAGGTTTGATTTTTATTTAGTTTATACTAACCTTAAAAGGGAGTCAACCAACATATTAAAGTCATTAAATCTAGACGCAGCACAACCTCTTTTAGATCAAGTGGATGACATGAAGAGCGCGCTGATTAACAAAGATTACAAAAGGGTATTCTACACCTTAAATAAAAGTTGGGAGATTAAAAAAAACACAAGCAGTCAAATTTTAAAGTCTGCCGCTTTGTTGGAAATGGATGATCTTTTAGCAAAGAGCATTAATATTAGAGCTCATAAGCTTTGTGGAGCCGGAGGGGGCGGTTACTTTTTAGTTATTTCTGACAAAAATACACAAATTAAACTTGACAAGATTTATCCTTATATTAGAATCAAGATAGACAACAAAGGATTAAGTAGTATTTCTTTTTAATTATGAATATTTTATTAACAGGAGCAAGTGGATTTTTAGGCCAACATTTGGTTGATAAAATTGCTAACGAAATAGACAAGATCAACGAAGTTAATAACTACGAGGGAACCAAGCTTTATCAGCTTTTCGCTCCTCGTAGCTACGAATTAGACTGCCTTAAATATACAGAGCTTTATCACTATTGCCACTACAAGAACATAGATGCCATCATTCACTTGGCAGCAGAATGTGGAGGTATCGGTATTAATCAACGCAAGCCTGCAGATTTCTTTTTAAATAATGCCCAAATGAGCTTGAACGTTTTAAAGGTTTCACATGAATTAAAGCTTGAGAAGCTTGTCACCATTGGCACTGTCTGTTCTTATCCTAAACACACCCCCGTCCCTTTCAAGGAAGAGGATTTATGGAACGGTTACCCAGAAGAGACTAATGCTCCTTATGGGTTAGCTAAGAAAAACCTTTTGGTGGGGGCACAGGCTTTTTCCCAGCAATATAGTTCTAATTTTATTCATTTGATTCCTGTTAATATGTATGGTGAACATGATCATTTTAGCTTAGAAGATTCCCATGTTATACCTGCGATGCTTCGAAAATTTCATGAGGCCAAAGAGGCTCAAGTACCCTCCGTCACCCTATGGGGAGATGGCTCAGCTTCTAGAGAGTTTTTATATGCTGGCGATTGCGCAGATGCAATTTGGAAGGCCTTCCTGCATTACGACAGATCAGACCCTGTTAACATTGGAGCGGCTAAAGAAACTACGATAAAAGAGCTCGCAGAAACAATACAAAAGCTTGTAGGCTTTGAAGGTGAAATAATATGGGATACAACCAAACCTAATGGTCAGCCAAGACGTTGTCTTGATACCTCCAAAGCTAAAGCTGAATTTAATTTTGAAGCGCAAACCACACTAGAAGAAGGCCTAAAAAGAACTTACAATTGGTACATAAATGAGCAATAATATTATAGTAGTAACTGGGGTTACCGGGCAAGACGGTAGCAATATGGTTGATTTTCTTTTAAAAGAAACAGGTTGCCATATCGTAGGGTGCTTTAGGCGATCGTCTGTCCCTAATGATGAAAACGTCATTCAACATGCCGATAATCCGCGTTTTGAAAAAGTATATTTTGATTTAACTGACCCTACTTCAGTTAATCACGTAGTTAAAAAATATCAACCTGCATATTTTATCAATTTTGCAGCCCAAAGCTTTGTGGGGGCTAGCTGGGATATTCCTGTGGCCACATGGAACTGCACAGCTACTGGAGTTCTTCATGTTTTAGAGGCTATTCGAACAGAGTCTCCTCATACTAAATTTTATAACGCTGGAAGTTCAGAGGAGTTTGGGGATGTGGAGTATAGCCCGCAAGACGAAAAACACCCCTTGCGTCCTCGCTCCCCGTATGGGGCTGCCAAAGCGGCAGCTCGTCATATTGTAAAAGTATACCGAGAAAGCTATAATCTTTTTGCGGTTCAAGGTTGGCTGTTTAACCATGAAGGCACGCGCCGAGGAGAAGAATTTGTTACTCGCAAGATTACCAAGTCTGTAGCATTAATCAATAAAGCCCTTCGTGAAAAACGTACCCCTCCCGCTATACACTTAGGGAACCTTGAGTCTAAAAGAGACTGGGGTGATTCAGAAGATTTTATAAGAGCTGTCTGGCTTATGATGCAGCAAGATAATCCATGTGATTATGTAGTAGCGTCAGGAGAAACCCACTCTATCCGAGAGTTTGTTGAGGCTTCTTTTAAGTCAGCTGGTATTCCTTTTGAGGCTACAAATAATGATTTAACTACAGACGAATTAAGCGTAGCTTATACGCTTAAAGACGCCCCCGATGTTCCTTTGGTGTATGTAAATCCTAAATATTTTAGGCCTGCAGAGGTTAAATTATTGCTAGGGGACCCAAGTCGCATTGAAAAAGAATTAGGGTGGAAGCGCAATGTTTCTTTTGAAAAACTAGTTGACAAGATGACAGAACATGATATACTTACTCTTAGCAATACTCTTTGAGTGTAAACTATTGATTAACCTCTAATGACGACTAAAAAAGACGCCACACCTATCATCTCGGACGATTTCGTAGCAAAATATAAAAACAAACAACCTAAATGGGGCTTTAATGGTCTTGGATATATCGTTTACAAGCGCACCTACTCCAGACTAAAAGACGACGGTTTACTGGAAGAGTGGCCTGAAACCATTGCACGGTGCATTAATGGTGCCCAAAAAATTGGAGCAAAATATACAAAAAAAGAAGCTGAAAGACTGTTTGATTTAGTTTTTAACCTAAAGTGCAACTTCGCCGGTCGCGGCCTCTGGCAACTAGGAACCTCAACCGTGGACCGCTTTGGCGGCAATAGCTTGCTAAATTGTTGGTTTACCGCTATCAAAAAACCTGAGGATTTTTGTTTTATTTTTGAAAATTTAATGTTAGGGGGAGGCGTAGGCTATTCTATTCGTCGAGAAGATATCCATGAACTACCTCGCGTTAAGCGTGGCGTTAATATTGAGGTTAAAAACACAAGCGATGCTGATTTTATTGTGCCCGACAGTCGCGAAGGGTGGGTACGTTTGTTACAAAAAGTTTTAGACGCTTTTTTTACTACAGGACAGTCTTTCAATTATTCTACTGTTCTTGTCCGCGGCGCCGGAACACCTATCCATGGTTTTGGGGGGACCGCCAGCGGGCCTGAGATTCTTATTGATGGAACTGCAAAAATTTGCGAAGTGATTAAGGCTCGTGAAGGTAAAAAGCTCCGCAGCTTAGATGTTTTAGATATAGCTAACATTATTGGCTCTGTTGTCGTAGCAGGAAACGTTCGTCGATCTGCTGAAATAGCATTAGGAGATCCTGATGACTTCCTATACCTTAAAGCTAAAAGATGGGACCTCGGAAACATTCCTAACTGGAGAGCTATGAGCAACAATACTATTTATTGTGATAGTTATGATCATATTATGGAAGGAGTGTGGGACGGTTACGCTGGAAACGGTGAGCCCTATGGATTTTTTAATCTTGCTTTGAGCTCTAAGTATGGTCGAACAGGAGAAAAAAGCAGAGAGAATTGCGAAGGCACCAACCCTTGCGGGGAAATTTCTTTAGCCAATAAGGAGTGTTGCAATCTTGCGGAGCTCTATTTAAATAATATAGAATCCAAAGAAGAATTAGCAGAATGCTCCACATTATTATACAAAACACAAAAAGCTATCTGCGCTCTTCCTTTTATTCACGAAGATACAAATAAAATAGTCCACAAAAACTTTCGCATTGGGCAAGGAGTCACGGGCCTATGCCAATCTTTTGAAAAGATTCCATGGCTAGACTACTGTTATAAAGAATTGCGCCAATTTGACAAAGAGTGGAGCGCCAAAAATAATTGGCCCGAGAGCATTAAACTCACTACGGTTAAGCCTAGTGGCACTTTAAGCCTACTAGCTGGCGCTACTCCCGGTGTACACCCTGCCTATTCTCAATATTACATTCGACGCGTGCGTATGTCTAGCGATGACCAGCTTGTGGAAACCTGTAAAGGGCTTGGATACCATGTGGAATACGTTAAGAATTTTGACGGCTCACTTAATAGAGATACGGTGATTGTGGAGTTTCCTTGTGAATCTGGCAAAAACGCTACATTAGCCAAAAACATGAAAGCTGTCGACCAATTAGAGCTAGTCAAAACAATTCAGAAAGAATGGTCTGATAATGCAGTTTCCTGTACGGTTTATTATCGCAAGGAAGAGCTCGACGATATCAAAGAATGGCTTAGTAAGAACTATAAAAATAATATCAAAAGCGTATCTTTTTTATTACACCAAGACCACGGGTTTGACCAAGCCCCGTACGAGGAAATAAACAAGGAAGAATATAACAAAATTAAGAAAAATATTAAAAAAATTAAACCCCAAGCAATCTCTAATGGCAAACAAATAGAGGGGTTGGAATGCGCCGGAGGAGCATGCCCCATTAAATAAGGAAAAATTTCCAAAACGCCTAAAAAAGGTGTAAAATATTATTGCATGAAATATCCAGACTCTTATCTACCAGCCGGAAACGAGCTAGAGGTCGACTTTAGCCCTTCTATCCGCAAACAAGCGGATGCTAAAAAATTTACCAGCAAAGAGGTTAACAACCTCCCTGATTCTGACTTTGCTTATATTTCACCGGGAGGCAAGAAGGATTCCGAAGGTAAAACAACCCCTCGTTCTTTGAGGCACCTGCCTATTCCCGATGCCGCACATGTGCGTAACGCTTTGGCGCGCCTCAATCAAACAGATATTCCGCCTGCAGCCAAGAAGGAAGCTTTGGCTAAAATTAAACGTAAAGCGAAAGAACTTGGAGTAGAGGTATCGAAATCTGACGCCGGGATTAAAGACGGCAACGCAGATTATCCAACTTCCGAGGATCGCACTTCGGCCAAAACAAAAAAAGAGTGGGATAAAGTAGACAAGAAAGAACTCAAAAAGGATACTAAAAAAGAAAAAAAGGAGCACGAAGAGGATGCTATAAAAGACGATGAGTCAAAAATTAAAAAGCTTAAAAAAGGAACCCCTTCGGAAAAGAAAAGCGTAGAGATCCATGATATTAAAAAAGATGAAAAGTTTGATAAGAAAAATAAGAAAGCCGACGCTGCAGAGTTCCCAGAGGTAGCTTTTAAACCAGCTCCTTTTGATGGAGTTTTAGAGAGCGCTCCCTATTCTAAACTTTTAGAGCCTGTTGATTGGGATAAGCTTAAAAAAGAACTTAATTTTAATAACCTATGGTTCAAAAAACCCAAGGCCCCCAAAGCGGATTACCGTAAATTTTTAGACCCTAACTACACTCCTTAATGCAACGCAATTATAGCTTTAGTCGCAATGACGAGATTGAGCCTACAGGGGGGCAAATACAGACTGATGTAAACACTTCTATTCGCGGCACAGACCCCCCTCTTGATGCCGTTTTAAGTGGGGTTCAAAGCTTCGTTATTGCTTGTGGGTTTGACATTGGGAATAGCGGCATAGCTGCTGTGCCCCCTCCTTCAGAATAAAGTTTTTATTTTTTCTTGACTCCCAAAGCACCTTCGGTTATGCTTGTCCCGCTAAGAGACGCACATGAGCCTACACCATTCTTTTTCTGGCTACTTTGAAGGAACCAAAGTGGTTCAAAAAAATGGTTGACAAAGCGCCCAGATGTAGGTTATACTAAATTCTTCGAATCAGAGCTTTTACGCTCCCATGTTATTTTTAAAGTTTATGGCCCAAAAGAAAAAAAACAAAAGAAGAATTCAAGATGTAGTTAGAAAGCATCTGATTGCCCCTAAATATGAAAAGAAAAAATTCTGGGCAAAAGAGATGATGATCTTGAAAAGATTGATGCAGAAATATAATAATGAAGACTTTTGGCACAAGGCAGACTTTGGCAAGCAATTGAATAGTTTTGCTCAATTTTACGCTCTACCTTACAATAAGATGCTTGAAACTAAATACCAAGAATTTCACTTAAAAATTGAAACCCCTGCTCCTCTTACGCTAGGCGACAAGTCCGGAACAGATCGAGTTTTCTCTCCTACCAAAACATTAAAAAACTTTCTAAATGGCTAGAACAAAAAAAGAAGTACCCAAGGGGCTGTCCCCCAATGATTTAATCAAGTCTTTTTTAAAATCTACTGAAAAAGACCACTATAACTACGAAGAAAGCTACGATTACCAAGTGTCTAGCGGAAGCCTAATCTTAGATTTTGAGCTAGGAGGAGGGTTGGGCCCGGGGTTGCATCGCTTTACAGGGGTCAATGAAGGAGGCAAGACATCCGAGGCGCTAGAAGTAATGAAAAATTTTCTTGCGACTGTCCCTAATTCTCGTGGGTTTTATATTAAAGCGGAGGGGCGCCTTACTAAACAGATGAGAGAGCGCTCAGGAGTGGATTTTGTCTTTAAAGAAGATGAGTGGGACAAGGGAAATTGTTTTGTTTTTGAGTGCAACATTTACGAGACTGTTGTGGAGGCCTTAAGGCTTCTTGTAGGCAAGAATGCAGACGACACTCGGTATTGTTTTATTCTAGATTCGGTTGATGGGTTAATTTCCAAAGCAGATACCCTTAAAACCTTTGAGGAGTCACGTAAAGTTGCAGGGGGCGCAGTGATAGCGGCTGACTTTATGAAGCGCGTTAGTATCGGTCTGGCTAAGCGAGGTCATATGGCCTTGTTTATTTCTCAAGTTAGAGCTGATATACAACTGGACCCCTACTCTAAAGCCCCAATTCGCCAAACTACGGCGACAGGAGGCAACGCTTTATTGCATTTTGCTAATTTTATTCTTGAGTTCGAGCCGCGATTTAAAAAAGACTGGATATTAGAGAAGCCTAACGATAAGCACGACCCCGAAAAAAATAAAATTGTTGGGCACTATGCCAAAATAACAGTTAAGAAAAGCCCCAACGAAAAAACCAACGCGGTCATAAAATACCCAATTCTTTATGGGCGCAAAGGCGGAAAAAGTATTTGGGTAGAAAAAGAAATCTTAGACATGTTATTTTTATGGGAGTTTGCCCACAGAAAAGGGGCAGGATGGATAGAATTTGACCCAGAGCTTCTTAATATAATGTCAGAAGCGAAAATCGATTTTCCCCAAAAAATACAAGGCGAAAACCAGTTCGATAATTTTTTAGAAGAAAACCCAGATGCCAAAGAGCACCTAATGGATTACTTTAAAAAAATGGTGCTCTCCATTTAAAATGACTTTTCAAACGCTTCTAGGAAAAAGGCGCAGAATTAAGCGTCCTGTAATTTACTTAATCAATTGGGAAAAAAACAGTCGTAGCAAATTACAAAGCAAGGTTAAAAATTTTTTAAAAGTTTTTTGGGACGGAGATGTAGTTTTTGAAGAGTTTCCAGTAGTTGGAACACGCCTAACATTGGATTTTTATAATGCGACGAAAGATATAGCTATAGAAGTACAAGGAAGCCAGCACACAAAATACAATAAATTCTTTCATAAAGGAAATAAAATAAATTATTTAAATCAATTAAAAAGAGACGACGACAAACTATCCTTTTGTGACCTGAATGGTATTAGATTACTTGAGGTTCACGAAGGCAATCTTGATTTTGCCTCTCTGTATAAAGAAATAGTGTAAACATATATGGATATGTACGAAGACTTACCTGACCGCCCCCTAGAGGAGTTTACTATTCCTAATAGCTTTTTAGACAAACTATTTGAGTTTACGGGGGACGGCGATGACGGGGGTTTTATTTTAGCCTATGTCACACAAGATGGACGCCCCCTTATTCAGTGTAAAATTGGCTCCCAGATTGTGGAAATGGGGCTACGAAAAGCATTGGAAAAATTCCTTGACGACATGGAACTGGGCGAAAAAGCGCTCTCCGAAGACCAACCTCCTTCATAAAACATGAGTTCGACATCTGTGCCAATTATAGACAAAGAGTGGGGACACGAAAAGTGGCTTGTTAACAATAAAAAAGAAAATTATTGTGGCAAAATTCTTCATATTAACGAAGGGCATCGTTCATCAATGCACTACCATGTAAAAAAGCACGAAACTTTTTATATTCTTTCTGGTACACTGCAAGTTGACATGATTAATACTGTCACAGGTGAAGTTATTACTTATATCGTACAAAAAGGGGAAACTTTTGAGGTAGAGCGCAACGACCCCCATCAACTAATTGCTGTGGATGGTCCCGTTGAGTTTATTGAAATTAGCACCTTTCACGAAGATAGTGACAGCCTAAGAGTCTGGAAATAGTTCTTGACTTTGTTTGGTTGTAACGCTACAGTAGTATTGGTATGATATTTTCACTAGAGCTTGAACAACATCTTCTTTCCGCGCTTATCAAACACCCTGAGAAGTACGGCAATATTGCTAGCTTTATTGATGAGAATGATTTTTGTGCAGACGAGAACTCTATAAATAAAACTATTTTTTATGTGCTTAGGCAAGCGCTAGAAAACGCAGAGCAGATGGACGAAGTGCTTTTGTCCCAGCGTGTGGACGCCCTTAATATCAGCTTTCCAAATGATATTAAAATTTCTGATTATATTCGCTCTTTAGCCTTGCGCAAAGTTTCTCCAAACAATGTAGAAAAAATAGCCCAAGAGCTTAAAAAATATACCGTTAGACGCGAAATCTTTGATGGCGCAAAAAGAGTGGCGGACTCTATGCGCAAAATGTCTCCTTGCACCTCATACAATGACATCATAGAAAGCGCAGACAACACCTTTAACGAGAAAATTAATTTTTTTGATGCTGGCCCTAGTAGCCCCGTTAATATCTCTGACGAGATGGAGGAATGGATAGAGGTTAGAGGCAATAACCCCGTTACGGAGTTTGGCCTTATGAGCCCTTACAAGCGCGTCAATGATCTTTATGGCTCCCTATTGCGTCCGGGCAATATAACGGTCGTGGTGGCTCGCTCAGGGGTCGGGAAGACGCGTTTTTGTATGGACTTTTGTACCAAAGTGTCTTCTCAGTACGGAGTTCCTGTTTTGCATTTTGATAATGGTGAAATGTCAAAAGAAGAGCTTATTGTGCGCCAATGTTCGGCTTTAAGTGGCGTGTCAGCTAACCTACTAGAGACAGGCCAATGGAGACAAGCCGGAGAAGAAATTGTGAACAAGGTTCGCGCCGTTTGGAAAACGGTAAAAAATATTAAGTTTTATTATTATAATGTGGGAGGGATGAGCGTGGATAACATGACAGCAACCTTACGACGCTTTTACTATTCCAAAATAGGCAGAGGGAATCCCTTGATTTTTTCGTTTGATTACATTAAAACCACCTTCGAGAACAATGGAGCGAAGTCAGAATGGCAAATCGTTGGGGAGATGGTAGACAAGTTTAAAAAAACTATTCAAAAAGAAATTCTTTCTGACGGTGGTCCCGTTATCCCTATGATTACTTCGGTACAAAGCAATCGATCTGGAATAGTCAACAATAGACAAGCACAGGATGTTGTTGATGACGAAAGTATCGTATCTCTTTCTGATCGCATTACTCAATTTTGTTCTCATATGTTTATTTTAAGACAAAAGACTTTAGACGAAACAGCCAATGAGCCGAATTTTGGTACTCATAAATTGATTAATGTGAAGTCTCGTCACCTTGGCGCCGAATATATGAGAGCCATTAACCCAGTCAGAATGCCAGATGGTTCTTTGCGCAAAAATGCGATTAACCTACAAATGGATGGTTTTAACGTGGAAGAACGTGGCGACATGGTGGATTTAGTGAGAGCTCTAGATGTTAACGGCGAGCTTGACGCCGATGAAAACGTTGCTGATGATTTTATTCCGGAGCTTTTACGCTAATGGAAACCGAAGACATTAAAGAAATCTTAATTGAACTAGGGTTTAAACTACGTGATCGCGGACCCTACTGGCAAACCAATGCGCTATGGCGCAATGGAGATAACTTTACTGCGGTCCAAATATATAAAGACTCTGGGGTTTGGCGCGACTATGTTGACGACACTTCTTTTTTGCCCTTTCAGGCACTTATAGAGAAAACCTTAGGAACTAAGGATAAAAAAATACTGTCTCGCTATATTCAGCCTTCTGGCGACGTCAAATCGCCCTCTGCCTTTGAAAAACAAGATCAAAAAGTTAAAATACAAATGGACGAAACCTATTCATTGGAGTATTTATCCAAATTATTGCCTCATTTTAAATTCTATAACGATAAAGAAATCTCAAATTTAACATTAAAGCTCTACAAAGGTGGTTTGGCTACCGCTGGTAAGCTGAACGGCAGATTTGTTTTTCCTGTTTTTGATGAAAACGATCCTTCTCAAATCATTGGCTTCACAGGGCGCCATTTGCGGTGGAACAGCGAATCAGAGTTTCCCAAGTGGAAGCATGTAGGGCGCAAATCTAATTGGCTTTATCCTATATGCATTACTGGGCCAGCGGATTTCTGCCCTTTTTTAGAATGCATTCAAGAACGCAGAGAAATTATCGTTGTCGAAAGCATTGGGGATAGTTTGGCATTAACAGAGAACGGCTTCCTGAACCATCTTGTAGTAGGAGGACTTGACCTAAGCTCAAAGCAGATTTCTTTTTTGCTATCCCAAGAATTGAACCAAATCATTATTGCTACCAATAATGACGAGTCTAAAGCGGGGCTTCATGCAGCTATTAAAATTTTCGTTAAGCTTTTAAATTATTTTGACATCAATAAACTCCGCATCAATCTTCCAGTAGGAAATGACTTTGGAGATATGCAGCAAGAAGGTGTAAATTTTACAGAGGCATGGTATAAAAAACCCTTAAACAAAGAGAAGCAAATATCTAAAATATACTCTATCCTTAAAAGCAAAGAGGGAATGAATATCGTAAAAAATAAAACAGAAAGAAAGAAAAAAATAAATTTTCTTAAAAATCTACTAGAACAACCCAATGTCTAAAAGAAAACCTGTTTACCTATCAGCTAGCCGCCTCAAAACGGTTAAGATGTGTTCTTGGCTTTATTGGTGCAAATACCACCAGCGTTTACCAGACAAGTCTAACGATGGTGCTTCCAGAGGCACTGTTTGCCACCTAATTTTTGAATGTCTCGGAAAGCCCTCGAGAAGGCACTACTATGACTCTATTCTAAAAAGCAATGATCCGTTTGTTATCCCTTCTATTAAAAGGCTCATACTGTCCACTGCTCAGGCACTTAATGTAGACGACGAAGAGAACATGAGTCTTATTAAAGATATGATTGCAGCAGGGGTGCGCTACGATTTTTTAGGTAAGAAAAACGGTAAACCAGCCCAGTCCTTTTCAGAGTATGAGTTTGACATGCATGTCAACGAAGGAGCAAAAGATTATTATATTAAAGGCTTTATAGATAAGTTGTTTATATACGATAAAAAAAGCTCTGCTTTGATCAGAGACTTTAAAACAAGCAAACAGGTCTTCAAAGGGGAAGATAAGAAAAAAAACCTGCAAGACTATATTTACAGCCTCGCTGTTAAATACCTTTTTCCAGATATTAAAAACCGTAATAGCGAGTTTGTTTTTTTAAAATTTGATTTGGAAAAAGGCGATAAACCTGAAGGCATTATGAAGATGCGTAAAATTTCTAACAAAAAGTTGGATGAGTTTGAAATCGAATTAACACAAGCCCAAACATATTTAACAAAATTTAATTATAATTGCGCTATCGGCTCTTATGCCGCAGATAAACCAAACCCCAAAGACGGCAGCTTTGGTGGCCCTATTGCTTGTGGGAGAGCAAAATACAGAGGTCAACCCAAGAAAGACGGTAGCCCCATGTGGCACTGTACTTACAAATTTCCCTTTGATTACTATGGCCTTTTTGATGAGAACGATAATCTGGTAAGTACAGAATTTCCAGATAACTACAGCGTACTCCTCAAAAATAAGAAAAAAAACTTTTCTATTAAAAAACTACATTACGCAGGGTGCCCTCGGTGGAATTATCTTGACATGCCCATGTAATAGGCTATACTCAGATAGTATGGTACCTTTATTTAAAACGCATTACAGCATAGGTAAGTCTATACTAACCGTCAATGACCCCTCTCGCCTCAAAGAGGGAAGCTCGGACAGCGTAATACAAATTGCCCTTGATAACAACCTTGACAAACTAGTGCTTGTGGAAGATAATTTTCACGGTTTTCTCGAATCGAAGAAAAGGTGCGAAGAGCATAATATACAACTTGTGTTTGGGTTGCGTTTAAATGTTTGTAACTCCCATAGCGATGACAACAAAAAAAACCATAAAGTCATCGTGTTTGCCAAGAATGACCACGGATGCAAAAAGCTTTATAAGATACATTCATCAGCTTTTTGTGACTACAGCCAACGGCTAACATTCAAAGACTTAAAAGAGCACTGGACAAACAATTTATTGATGGCGATTCCTTTCTATGATTCGTTTTTATATCACAATAATTTTTCTTTCAGTGAATTTATTCCTGATTTTAGTTTTTGCAAACCGCTGTTTTTCCTAGAGAACAATAAGCTTCCCTTTGACCATTTACTGCGCGCAGTTGTAGAAGAATATGCTAAAGCGCACACATATGAAACAGAAGAAGCGAAAACTATTTATTATAAAAATAGAAAAGATTTTGCAGCTTACCAGACTTTCAAAATTATCTGCAATCGTAGCTTTAGCGGTCGCAAGTCAGACTTAACTCGACCGAATTTGGACCATTGCGGCAGCCAAGAGTTTTGTATGGAGAGCTTTTTAGAAAAATGAAAAAATTTATAATCAGTGACAACGCTCTTGAACGAGTAAAAGACCGAGCAGCAAAGCTTCCTTTGCTAAATAATTCTATCCGTCAAGGTATGGGCAGCTTGGTGGCATACATAGGCGAAGAGGTTGCTAAAAATGTTCTCAACGGGGAAATTAAAGATACCTATGATTATGATATTGTTTACCAAGGTACGAAGGTCGATGTCAAAACCAAAGAGCGTACGGTTGCGCCTAAAGCTTACTACGAATGTTCGGTCGCAGACTTCAACACAAGACAAGACTGTGATGAATATGCTTTTGTAAGCGTTCTCCACACTCTTAAAGAAGCGTGGTATCTCGGAAAGATTAGTAAGCGTGACTTTTACAATCAAGCAGTTTTCCACCGTAAAGGAGAGGTTGATCCTGCTAACAATTTTACCTTTAAAGCAGACTGTTATAACATTCCTATAAATTTATTAAATTCATAATGAAAAAGAAACAATACGATATTCTTCCGTCTCCCTGCGAAGAGGATTATATGGTATGGGTATGGTAAGATGGACGACACCCCTCAACAACGATATAACAAGACCCCCAAAGGGAAAAAAGCTCGGCTTCGAGCTCAAAAAAAGTACGATATAAAAGACAAAGAAAAACGCCGTGCACAAAAAAGAGAATACATGCGCCGCAAAAGAGCAGAGAACCCTAGTTACTGTAAATGGAAATAGTCGCCACCTTAGCTCAGTCCGGCAGAGCATCCGATTTGTAATCGGAAGCGCCTTGGTTCGAATCCAAGAGGTGGCTCCATCTATATGAAAGACCATACACCCACATTAAAGAAAAAATGCAAAAATTGCGGCACAGCAATAACAGTGCGGCGTTCTGACCACAACAGAGGACAGGCTCTTTTCTGTAGCCGTGCTTGTAGCGGCTACCACAATAATACGAAAAGAAAGAGCTTAGACCTAACTTGCACCATATGCGGGGGCTCATTTAAATCTAAATGCTCCCACGCTAAATACTGTAGCACCTCTTGCCGCAGACACATGTATATCTCCCGCGCAAAAAAGGATAGAGATAGAGGGAAGTATCGCTACCACCTTAGCAAAAAAATAAGAGACAAGTACGGCACACTCTCTTGTTTTATTTGTGGCTGGCAAGAAGCCACGTGCGATGTGCACCATATTGTGCCTCGCTCAAAAGGAGGGACAGACGAAGATAGTAACATGACCGTCGTATGCCCCAACCACCACCGCATGATTCACCAAGGCAAAGTAAATGTGAATAATATTAAAACCCTAGCCCATCAATTTAAATTAAAAAAATGAAAGACAAACTTTTTTTATCACCAAAGATACAAGTTAAAACTGTGGATGGTTGCCGTGGGGTTTTCTGCGTAGAAGATATTAAGAAAGGGGAGGGCGTGGAAGAAAGCGGGCTTCTCCTTCTGGAAAATAACAAATGGGAGGACTGTGACAAAGAGCTTTTAAAGTGCGCTTTCCCATGGCCAGAGTTGCGCTCAGATTGGAAGGATTTTTGCGATGAACATGGAGGCATCTTGCCTTTTCATGCTACCCGTCCAGTTTTAGTGCTTGGGTACGGTATGTTTTATCGGCGCTCCCCCTCACCTAACATTAACCATAAGATAGAAAAAAAATTATTTACTTGCAATTTTGTAGCAACATGTGATATAAAAGAAGGGGAAGAATTGTTTTTACCTAAACCCAAAACCGAAGAAAACCATGAATGATAATCTGTTACGATTTAAAAAAAACCAAAAGTATTTGTGTTTTGATTTTGAGACGTGCCATCTAAATCTTTTGAACTCAGACAATAAGCCATGGCAATTAGGGTATGGCATTTTCCAAGGGAAGAAGCTCATAAAAAGTTTTGATCGATTAATTAAGTGGCCTGTTTTAAACATTAGCCCCGAAGCAGCCAAGATTTGCCGTTTTAATCGTCGCCATTATGAAAAAAATGCTACAGATGCAGCAGCCATCCTTCAGGAATTTGAAAAATATCTTTACGACCCTTCTTATTTGGTTCTTGGCCATAATTTATTAGGGTTTGATGTTTATATCCACAATATTTATCGTAAATTACTCAAACTCAAGTCAGACTTCTCCTACGTAGACAGAATTATCGATACAAACTGCATCGCGAAAGCCGCCAAAGAAAAAATTAAAAAAAGCAAAAGCGAACCATTGATTAATTGGCAATATAAGCTGAATGAGTTTCGCAAAAGAGGGCTAAAAACTAACCAAAAACAATTACTTAAAGACTATGATATTAAATTTGACGAAAGTAAGCTCCATGACGCTCGTTACGATATCGGAATGACATTTAAAATTTTTAACAAACTCATATGGGAGGTCGAAATATAATGTTTGCAGATAAGTTTACCAAATACGATAAGTGTGCCCCAGCTGGGGTTCTTCTCCCTAAGATTAAAATCGATAAAAAGTTTTACAAAAAACTTGGTCTCGACGAAGAAGTCGATAATCTAAGATTCCTAAAGAAGCTTTGTTGGGAGAGTATTAAAGAGATGGGCATCAATAAATACCCCAACAAAGATCGATATTACGACAGAGCAGGAGAAGAGCTGAAAATATTAGACGAGCTCGGATTTATTGATTATATTTTGCTTAATTGGGATATTTTAAACTATTGTCACGAACATGATATACCGACTGGTCCCGGCCGCGGATCAGCCGCAGGTTCCCTAATACTTTATTTGCTCAAGGTTACAAAAGTAGATCCGATTAAGTACAATCTTTTCTTCGAGAGATTTGTTTCTAAAAGCCGTGCTCGCAAAATAGAGAAAGACGGTATAACTTATCTTGACGGATCTTTATTGGCTGATGTTGACAATGATATCGCTTATGATCGACGAAGCGAGGTGATTGAATACATCAAACGTAAACACCCTTCTCGTACATGCCGAATTTTAAATTTGGTTAGCTTAAGCGGTAAGCTTTGCATCAAGGAGACCGGCAAAATTGTTGGTCTTTACACAGAGCAAGAGGTTAACGAGTTAAGCGATTTGATTCCTGTTAAATTTGGTAAGGTTTCCCCTTTGTCTGAGGCGCGCCAAGAAAGTGAGCTTTTCGACGAGTGGTGCGAGGAAAACATCAAAGTTTACGAGATAGCTCGCAAACTAGAAGGCCTTATTAAGAACACAGGTATTCATGCGTCAGGTATTGCAATTTCCCATGACCGTTTAACTGATATTTGCCCGCTCCAAAAAACTAAAGAAGGAGAGCTGACCTCTTGTTATGACATGAATTGGATTTCTGAGCTTACAGTTAAGTTTGACATATTAGGCTTGAAAACTTTAACCGTTCTAAAAGAGGCGTCACGCCTTGCTCAAATAAACTTAGAGAGCATCGACCTGAGCCAAAAAAAGCTCTACAAGCATCTACAAAACCTTGAATGCCCACAAGGGCTTTTTCAAATTGAGGCGGATACCAATTTTGGTGTTTGCAAAAAAATTAAACCTCGCAACCTAGAGGAAGTTTCGGCTGTGATCGCTATAGCGAGACCGGGCGCTCTCGAATTCAAAGATCAGTACGCCAACTATATTCGCACAGGTACCCCAGATCTAGTTCATCCTGAATTTGCTGATATTCTAGACTCTACCGGAGGTATTCCTCTTTATCAAGAGCAACTCATGCAAATGGCGGTGAAAGTAGGGTTTACGTTGGATGAAGCTGAGCAATTGCGCCGCATTGTTGGAAAAAAGAAAGTGGACCAGATGCCCGAATGGCAGTCCAAGATTCACCAGAAGGTAGAAGAAAACCGTTTAACGAACGCATGGACAGGCCTTCGCGGAACAGAGATCGCTGATGTCCTATGGCAGGTAGCAGAAGATAGCGCTAATTATTCTTTTAACAAATCTCATTCTATTAGTTATGCCATCCTTTCCGCATGGACAACTTATCTAAAGTTCAATTATCCTCAATATTTTTATATTGCTTTGCTTAAAATGGCGAAACACGAGGCTGATCCTTTTGACCAAGTCAACAGAATAGCTCGAGAGTTAAACTACTTTAACATGAAGCTCCTACCTCCCGATTTGGCAAAATCAGAAATGGACTTTACAGTAGAAGGCAAAGATATTCGTTATGGGCTTAATTGTATTAAAGGTGTTAGCGAAAAAAGCTTACAGTCCATTGTTGACTTTAGAGCTTCGGAGATTTCTAATAAGTTTGATGTTTTTCTAGCCGCTAAAGACGCCAAAATTAACATAGGGGTGTTGTCATCGCTAATACAGGCCGGAGCACTTAGCTCTTTCGGCAATAGCCGCAGCCGCATGGCGCTTGAAGCTCAAGCATTTAATATTTTAACTGATAGAGAAAAAAGAAATTTCATAGCTCTTGGACCTAAATATAATTATGATGTTTTAAACATATTGGGCACAGAGGTCCTCAAAAACAAAGGCGTAGGGGACGACAACAAACCAATCATGAAAGAGAGCCGCACCCAAACCTTTCTTAAAAAATACAGACCCTACAAACACATATACGATAAGAATAAAAGTTTTGAAAAATTTGCTAATTGGTATTTTGAAAACCAACTATTAGGCTATTCTTACACTCATACGCTCCGAGATGTCTTCAAGAACGAAACCGGCAATTTAATGAATTGTTACGAAGTGTGTTCTACAGATACCAACGAAGGTGTAAAATTTGTAGGAGTAGTAAAAGATTGTAGTCGGCGTTTGGTTAGCAGAAACAACAACCGTTACATTCGTCTTACAATGGCAGATGAACTTGGGCGTATTGATTGTATGTTTTTTGACCCCAAGCTGGAAAAATATTTAGAAGGTAAAGGGGCACCCGAAAAAGACAATATTGTCACTATTGTAGGAAAGAAATCAGAAGATATTGTTTTTGTAGACGATATGAATGTTTTAGATGGACGTATTTACATGAAACTGTCAGATATAAAATGATTACAGAAGATATTAATTTTACCCCTCGATCACAAAAGTTGCTTCAGGCAACAAAGCGTATTGCGCTAGCTTTTCGGCATGATGAGATTTTGTTGCCCCATTTATTCGCTGCTTTTTTTGACCTTAAACAAGCTAAGTCTCTTAGTATTGCAATTGATCTTGGGCTTGATTTAGATCAATTACGACATGTTTTGTATAATGAAATATTATCTACGCTTCCCAATCATAAGGTTGAACCTGTTGAGATAAAGCTCTCTCCCCTTATAGTATCTATTTTAAAACAGTCTACCGAAATAGCATCTGAATTTGGCCATCCTTGGGTAAGCGTGGATCACATTTTTTTATCTATTTTAGATAATTTCGAGAAATGGCCCTCTAAGCTTCATGCTTTATTTTCTTTTAACACTACAGAGCTTTTTACGGAGATCGTTACTTATCTTTCAGACGCTCAGCTTCCTACAGCCCCCTCTTCTACAGGGGCGCCATCGCCCTTTACAGAAGGGAAATCAGACTTTAAAGTCTTAGAAAAATATGCTAATAATTTAACCGAAAAAACACTTCAAGGTAAAACTGATCCCGTTTTCGGCAGAGAGGAAGAAACCGCAAAGGTGGAAGATATTTTAAATCGCCGTAAAAAAAATAGCGTTATCTTGTTGGGAGAGGCAGGTGTTGGAAAAACTTCTATTGTTGAGGGTTTAGTTCAGCGCATTGTGAGCGGTGAAGCACCTTTGTTTTTGCAAAATAAAATTATTTTTAGTTTAGATTTAAATACTATTGTAGCTGGAACTAAATACCGAGGAGAGTTTGAGGATCGTTTGAATAAAATTATAGAAGAGGCCAAGCATTCAAATGTGATTTTATTTATCGACGAGATTCATACTCTTATTGGGGCCGGAGACGCTGAAGGGTCTTTAGATGCTGCCAATATCCTTAAACCTGCTCTGTCTAGTGGAGACATTACAGTAATCGGGGCCACTACTTACACCGAATATCGTAAAAAACTTTTCAAAGACAAAGCCCTGCACCGTCGCTTTGACCAAGTCATAGTCGAAGAACCAACCAAAGAGGAAACTTTAAAGATTTTAGACCAAAAAAAGAAAATTTACGAATCTTTTCACTATGTTTCAATCACTTCTGAGATATTGCAGGATATAGTTAACTATGCGGAGGAGTTTTTACCACAGAGCCAGTTCCCCGACAAGGCTATTGATTTACTTGATCTTATATGCAGCCATGTTAAGATAAAAAAAATTAAAAAACCACGATCCCTACGAGACCTTGAGGCGAAGTTTATTTCCAATCTGACAGAAAACAAAAATTCTGAAGAAGAACAGAATATGCTTTTTGAAAAGATTAAGTCTGATGCCGCCAAATGGAGCGACCAACTATCTCATAAAAGGTACAAGGTTTCAAAACGCGATCTTTTTGAAATACTTTCCCGCAAAACAGGTATTCCAGCTCACGATTTTGGACAATCTGTGTCTCAAAAATATATCGGTCTTGAAAATCAGCTTAAAAAACTGGTAGTTGGACAGCCAGAAGCTATTAGCTCTATTTCACGTTGTCTTTTACGACATAAAAGCGGGCTTCGAGACACCGCGCGCCCCATTGGTAACCTAATGTTTCTTGGCCCTACCGGCGTTGGCAAAACCTATGTTGCAAAATGTCTGGCCAAATATTTTTTTAAAAATAAAAATAATTTTATTCACCTTGACATGTCTGAGTTTTCTGAAAGTGCTAGTGTGTCTAAGCTGATAGGCTCTAGTCCCGGGTATGTGGGCTTTGACCAAGGGGGCGTTTTAGTAGAAAAAATTTCTCAGAACCCAAATTCAGTGGTTCTTTTTGATGAGATAGAAAAAGCTCACCCCAAAGTGCACCAAATTTTACTTCAAATCCTCGAGGAGGGGCGCCTTCACGATTCACAAGGAAGAGACGCCAACTTTCGAAATAGCATCATTATTATTACTGGTAATATTGGCTCTCAGAAACTTATGCAAAAAGAATCTCTTGGTTTTGCAGATTCTACCGCGCAAAGCCGCGTAAGTGACGCTCGCCAAGAGCTTAAAAAAGTTTTGCCTCTTGAACTTATCAATCGATTTGATGATATTATCTTTTTCAAAGACCTGTCTGATTCCAGCCTGAAGGCTATTGTTCGCCACGAACTTCAACATCTTGTGGAGAACGCCACCAAAAGTGGCATTAATTTAGACTTTGATTCGAATATTGAGGATTTTATTGTAAATGATATTGGGGATTCGTCTTTTGGCGCTCGCCTCATCAAGAGAGTAGTTCAAAATAAGATTACCGACAAACTTTCTTTAAAATTTATTAAAAACCCTCACATAAAAAACTATTCGGTCCGCTATAATAAAAAGCAGGACAAAATTGATGTAAAATTTTGATTTAGAGTGTATAATATTATTAATTATGGAAGCTCTAAAAGGCAAAAAGACTTATTTTACCGCTGGCGCAGCGGTTTTGACGGCTCTCGGCGCATATTTCGCTGGAGAGGTCGATCTGACGGTTACAATACAGGCCGTTTTCGCAGCATTGATGGTAGTATTTTTACGCCAAGGGGTTACATCTGAGGCCAAAAAGGGCGCTGAAGCACCCAAGGAAGGTTAATTATGTCTGCAGGAACAAGTGGTAATTCACCTTCTGGACCCGAGGCCACAGGTCCGGTTGATAGTCCAGACGCAACAGGCCCAGATTCAGGTTCTTGTGTAGGAGATGGCAGTGGCTCTACTGGTCCGGCTCCTGACGCAACAGGCCCAGATTCAAGCGGTGCAGCCGGAGAAACTAGTGGCCCTATCATAAGTGACGATAGAGATGCGGCAGCTGCGGCACCACGCCCCCTCCCTAGTCATAGACATTAATCATGGCAGCTAACACTACACCATGTCAAGTTAACAGTGCGACAACTATTGCTGACCCGGGCTCTAATACCGATGGTTTTGGAGTCGTCACAAAAAGAAATATTTATATTGTCGCTGCTACCGCTAATTTTACAGCTAACGGTGTGGCTTGTGTACCCGGAAACGTTAATTTTTCCAATAATCCCTTTTTGGTGACAGGGGCTGTTAGCGGGGCTACAGTTGGTACTATTTGGTATTACATTCAGTAATGCCACTGCCAACAAAGCGAACTGACGAACCTCGCGATAAGTTTATATCTCGTTGTATGAGTGACGAGATGATGAACGCGGAATTCAAGGACCCCAAGCAGCGCGCGGCTGTTTGTAATAGTCAATTTGAGCGTCGTAAAAAAAGTAAAGGTACAGCTAGTTGGGATGATGTGCGCCAAGGAGATATTCTAGGTATTATATAATTTTTACTTGACATTCTTTCTTTTCTCTATACTATTTTTATATGAGTTCGAACTTAAGTACTGAAGCGACCGGACCCGCATCTTCTAGCGGGAACGTAGGAACAGGCACAGTCGGGGAACTGAAGACTGATTTTGCAAACTTGCTAATCAATCGAGTGACCTTGGGCGAGTGTCTAAATGTTATTCGTGATGCGTGCGTAGCTCGCGCAGGTGAGCTTGTGGATAGCGCCGATGAACCCACCCTAGAAAACATCAAAAAAGATGTAGCTGCTTTCCATGAAGCTGGCTCTGCTGGTGAAGCTGGCTCTTCCGTGGGAGATGGTAGTGATTACCAGAGCCCTGATGCTACTGGCCCTAGTGATGCTACTGGCCCTAGTGATGCTACTGGCCCTGCAGGAGACGGATCTTCTGGCAATGTAGGTGGTCCCACCGGCCCTTAACCTGTTTTTGTATAAAAAATTTGTTTTCATTTTAGCCACACTTTTAGTGTGGCTTTTTTGTTGAATAAGGTGTGCTTTATACTATAATCTGACACAATGAATGTAGCTATTTATAAGCCCAACGCAAAGAAAACCGGCAACGCTTTTAACTTTCAAATATCCACCAAAAAAGACGTTACTTTTTATGTGAACGCTATCCAGCAACATAGTTGGAACGACAAGACAAAGACTGGTTCATTTGTTCAGAACAGAGAAGATCCTGATAAAAATATTAGCTTTAAGCTAAACGAGTTTGAGCTTGGTGAAATGCTGTCAGCCTTTGAAGGGCGTTATTCATGGAATGCGTTTCATTCTTTTAACGATAACAAAACCATCATCAAGCTTGCGCCATGGGATAAGAAACGTACTGTTAAAAACAAGGATGGCGACGACTCTTTTGTGGTTCCGGCCTTTGGCTTTTCAGTGACACGAAACGGGAATCAAACTTTTAGATTACCGCTAGAGCCCGGAGAAGTAGAGGCTATCAAGCGATTAATCTATAAATATTTTGATGTTTTGTTTCAAAATAGAGAGTTTTCTAGCTCGGATAACACCGCTGACGGCCATCGCCCATCCCCCAAGAAAACCTCTGCCCCCAAGCCTAAAAAGCCACCAGTAGAGGAAGAAGAGGATGATGATGCTCCGTTTTAAGTGTAAATTACAATGCCCAACTTAAGGGAATACATGGAAGAAGAAAATAAAAAAAACATGAGCAACCTAGAAAATTTACCAGATGGTGTAGACGAGCTTTCGCCCTCTCCCCAAGAAGAGTTTATAGACGAGGCCACAGACGAGGCCACAGACGAGGCCAGCTTTGAGGCTGAGGCGTTTTCAGATGATGACCTAGGGGTAGATATCCCTGATATTCCGCTGCCCTCAGAAGGGCCTCCAGAGGCTAATATAGAGGATAAGTTTGATTCAGCTTATAAATTTGCAGTCGTAGGGGTGGGTCAAGGAGGCTCTCGGTTAGCAGAGACATTCTGGAAGCTAGGATATAGGCGTGTAGCGGTTATCAATACCGCTGCCCAAGACCTAAAATCAATCAAGGTTCCTCGAGAAAATAAGCTTCTAATAGGGGGAGAAGGGGCCGGAAAAGATCGTAAGGTAGCTGAAGATATTTTTCAAGAGAACCGGGAAGATATCCTTGATTTTTTAAAGCGTACTTTCAAAGGTGGGTTCGATAGAGCTTTGGTGTGCATTGGTGCAGGTGGCGGAACGGGAGCCGGGGGAGGTCCTGTTGCAGTAGAAATAGTGCATGATCTTTGCCAAAGCTATAACATAGAATCCTCTGATGCTGATGCTCGCGTAGGTGCTGTAGTAGCTCTTCCTACTCGAGCAGAGGGCTCGCGCGTACAACAAAACGCCAAACAAACAGCAGACATACTAATCAAACAGTCTCAAGCGGGCACTTTATCCCCCCTTGTCATTTTAGATAACGAGCGTATCAAACAAATTTATCCTAAATTGTCAGTCAATCAGTTTTGGAGTACCGCTAATACAAGTATCTGCTCTTTATTTCATTTATTTAATAAAATAGCATGCCAAGATTCCCAATATACAGCTTTTGACAAAGCAGACTTGGATACTATTTTTTCATCAGGCATTATCTCTTTTGGGGCAGTCCCTGTTTCAAAAGGGGACGACGGTATAGAGGAAACCGATATCAGTTATGCAGTTCGTGACAACCTTAAGAAGAATATTCTGGCGAACATTGAAGTATCCACAGGAGATGTAGCCGCATGCGTTGTAATCGGAGATCGCAAGACCCTCGACAATACGGCGCAGGAGAGCCTAGAACATGGCTTTGAGCAGCTTAGTCGTCTTTTGGGGTCTGGTTCGACAGTCCACCGCGGCATTTACCATACTCCTAAAAAGGGGCTTGTGGTTTACACTATTATAGGAGGTATTAAAGCCCCTGAACAGTTGTTTGATTATTCCAAATAATTATATATCGTTCCATTTAAGCGCACCTACAAGTTGAATTGTGGGTGTGTTTTTTTATAATCCCTAACTTTTATGGCTGAAAGAAAAAAGAAAATCCTGATTCACAGCAACCACTGCAAGGCGTTTACAGGGTTTGGCAAACACAAGAAAAATCTTTTAAAGTATTTGCACCGTACTGGCAAATATGAAATAGTAGAGGCTTCTAATGCGAAGCATAAAGACCAAGTCTCCAATATGCCTTGGAAAGCTATTGGCACCCTTCCTTCTAACCAAAAACTTTTAATGGAGATTGGCAAAGACCCGAATAGGCAGCGCAACGCAGGTTACGGGCACGAATTAATTAATGAAATAATTGAGGAAGAGAAACCTGATGTTTATTTAGGCATAGAGGATATTTGGGCCTTTAGTGGATTTACTTCGCGTCCATGGTGGAACAAAATGCATTGCATGATTCATACCACTTTAGACAGCGTCCCTCTTTTGCCCGAATCTATCCAAGCTGCACCTAAAATAAAACATTATTTTGTATGGGCGTCATTTGCCCAGCGCGAACTCGAGAGGGTAGGGCATAAGCACATCAAAACAGTGAGAGGCTCTCTTGAGACTAATCATTTTTTTAAAATAGACGACAAGGAGCGCGAGCGCCTAAGGGAGGATCATGGGCTTTCTAAAAATTTTGTGATTGGCTTTGTGTTCAGAAACCAGCTTCGAAAAAGCGTTCCCAATCTCCTAGAAGGCTTTAAAACATTTAAAGCAGCCCATCCAGAATCTAGTCCTAAACTTTTACTACACACCCATTGGGCCGAAGGATGGGACATACCTACCTTAATCAAAGAAAAGCAATTAGATAAAGACGATATTGTTACCACTTATATATGCGGCAAATGTCATCAGTATTTTGTGCGCAGCCATAACGGCCAAGCACAAGACTGTGCTGGATGCAACACAAAAGGTTCCCTGCATACAACCAATATTAAAGTCGGTGTTTCAGAAAAACAGTTGAATGAGGTCTATAATTTAATGGACGTTTATTGCCACCCTTTTACTAGCGGAGGGCAAGAAATCCCTATCCAAGAAGCGAAGTTATCAGAGTTGATTACTTTGGTCACTAATTACTCTTGCGGAGAAGACTGCTGTACCCCTGATAGCGGGGGATTTCCTTTGGAGTGGGCCGAATATCGGGAGCCCGGCACCCAATTTATTAAAGCTTCCACTTCTGCTCGTTCTATTTTTGAGCAACTTGTTCGAGTTTATAAAATGAGCCCCGCAGAGCGCGCAGCCAAAGGGAAAGAGGCTCGACAATTTGTAATTGATAATTACTCTATTGAGGTAGTAGGTAAATTTTTTGAAGACTTGTTCGACGAGTTGCCCCTGATAGACTGGAGCGAAATTGACTTGCAAGCCGTGAAGCTTGAAAAAAGAAACCCAGACTATCAGCCTCCGGAGGAACCCAACAATTCAAAATGGCTTTTAGGCCTTTATAAAAACATGCTGCGCATGGATATAGACGAAACAGATAATGGTTACAAGTATTGGATGAACGAATTTGTTAAAGGTAAAGCTAGAGCCGACATTTTAAATTTCTTTGTCCAAACAGCTAAAAAAGAAAACGCCGATCTTTTTAAAAAATCTTTAAAAGAAGAGATAGATTCTAGTCGCCCCAATAAAAGAATTGCCTATGTGATGCCGGACCACGAGGAAGATGTCTTTATGAGCTTAAGTGTTATTAAGTCCCTCAAACAACTTTACCCGGATCATGACATATATTTCTTCACTCAAAGAAAACATTTTCCGTTAGTGGACGAAAGCACTGATGTCTATAAGCTGTGTGAGTTTTATAACGAAATGGATGATTGTTTATATTTTGAAGGAAAGGCAGATGAAAAGGGTTTGTTTGATATGGCTTTTCTGCCTTGGCTTGAAACTAAACGAGCTTTAAATTATACCCGCCATGGTCGAGACAAGCTTCAATTTGACTTAGCATGAATGTTCTAGAAAAATACAGTATAAATTGTGGCGTAAAAATATCCCACCCGGCTGCCGCTTCGTCGTATTTTCCTCTTCGGGACGAAGAATATATTATATTGGATTTACGCAATAAATACCCCAGCAACATTTATGAGGTTTTTCCTGACGTGTTAGCCTATATTAATAGCAGCCTTAAAAAGGCTAATATCAAAATATACGCTTTCAATAATTCAGAAAGTGAAATTGTTGCCGGAACCCAACCTTTTATTAGTCTGACAAAAAAACAAGAGGCTTATCTTATTAAAAATTCTCTTTTGGTCGTTTCAGGAGATAATCTTTCAGCTCACTATGCGGCGGCTTTTGGGGTTCCTAGTTTGGGACTTTATTCCGCTTACCCTGCTGCCTGTACAGCCCCTCTTTGGGGCAAGTCTCATTCTTCATTAGAGAGCGACCGGTGCGGCAACCTTCCTTCTTACGGTATAGAAGAAAATCCTAAAACTATTAATTTTATTAAGCCAGAAAAGATTGCTGCTTTGATTTTAGAAAAACTTAAAATTGACCACCCCATCGCCGACGAAACTATTTACATAGGGGATCATTATCCAATTAAAGTAGTTGAAGTTATCCCGGACCATATTTCGCCTCCTGATTTTTTACAAGGTAGAGCAATCAACTTGCGTGCCGATTATCATTTTGACGAAGAACGTATTGTACACTGGCTTCAAGGAAGAACAGTTAACCTGTTAGTAGATCGACCTATTAATTTAAATTTATTAAAATATTTTAAACAAAACATTGTTCAACTTACAGTTAACATTAATGATTCTTTTTCAGAAGAGTACCTAAAATCAGTGGTGGCTCTAGGAATTAAATCAGAGATTTTTTGCGAAGATAAAGCGAGGTTAAGTGATTTTAGGTTTAACTTATTTGATTTTGATATAGAAGAGAGTATTTTTAAGTCTAAAAAAGACCTTGATGAGTCTTTAAATAAATTTAACAAAAACACAAAGTTCTTGTCTGGCAAAATTTTACTTAGTGACGGACAAAGGTACTCATGCCTTGAGGCAAAAAAACAAAAAAATGTCTTGACAGGAGAGCCCGAAGTAGTGTATGATACAGAAGACTTTTGGAAAGAATTAGATCACTACAGACTCTTTAACAATATATGACATACAAGCGAAACGAAGATGGGCTTCTTGAAGGGGTAGACTATACATTCAACGACGACAGTTCAGTGGACTGGCGCGCCATGATTGACCCAAAGCATCTTTACCCAAATAAAGGGTGGTTTGAATCGCGTGGAGAACCAATGCCTCGTTCCTCAGAAGGGTTAGCTGATCACCAATTACTTATCAAACTGTCAGGTATTAAAGAACTAGCTAAGTTGCGAGGGTTTGATGGAGTTCGTTATGAAGTTATTAAATGCGAGAAAGATCATGTCGCAGTGAAGTGTCGCATACATTGGATACCAAATTTTGAGTCAGGCATGTATTACTCCCTTAAAGAGGGGGACGAGGATTATTTTAATAGTCGAGTAGCATTTGAGGACATTGCAAACGCAACAACCGAAAATACTAGTAGCTTTGCTCAAAAATTTCTAGAAACTATAGCGGCTAATCGCGCTTTCGTGCGCTGTGTTCGCAATTTTTTAAATGTTCATATTGTAGGGGCCGACGAGATAGACAGCTCTCAAAGTAATACTGTCCCTCCTGCGACCCAAGAGCCTAAGCGACCAGACAAGCTGTCCCCTATTAACTTATTGATGGAAAAAGTAGATCTTGGAGAGGAAGATTTTTCTACCTTTAAAGATATTTTACGAGGTCTATGGAAAAATAAACAATATCAAAACGAAAAAGTTGCCGACTGGGAAAGTTGGGATGACATTCCTAAGCGCGAAGTAGTTAAAATCTTAGGGATCATAGACTAATGTATTTATTTTTTATTTTACTTGCGTCCGGTATCGCTTTGTGGACCATGTGCCAGAAAAGTAACGAAGACGATGATGATGGCCCGATTTGGAGATAAAACTTCAATTCTCGTGAACGAAAAAATTTTTTCAAAACAAATTCAAACAATAGTGGACTATATACTATGTCAATCAATGTAATAAACAGAACATCAACCCAAAAGGTTGCCCTTAAGGTATGCGAAGAAAAGCGCCCCCAATTCACAAGAGTATCTCCGATTTGGCTTGACAAACTGAACCAAGACGTTATACTTCTTATAGAAGATAGAATTTTACACAACACTAGCAAACAAAAAACATTACGATAATATGAGTAATAATACTAAGGAATCCGAATGGAAGAACCGCGAGCGCGGAGCTCTTTGGAAGAAGCAAGGCAAGAACCAGAACTACCTGACTGGTGTCATCAAAAGCCTAGACGACATGGGACAGGAAGTAAAAAACAAAGTGATTGTTTTTGCCAACAAGAACAAGACCAGCGAAAATGCTCCGGATTTCATTATTTATGAATCCAAGGACATGAACCAAGCCGACACCGCGGCTTCCGCAACCGCTTCGACCAACGAGAACAACGAAGAAATTCCCGCCCTGTTGAAGTAAAATGACAAACTCCCTCTTATCAGAAAAGATAGCAGAGATATCTGACACTCTAGTTTCCTACGCTCCCAGTTTTGAGAGCGATGAAGATAAAGAGGAATACATTTATGCGGTAAACGAGGCTATTCTCGACTTAGAAAAAATACAAGAACAGTTAGCAACTACATAACAATGTCTAATTCTGTCAGCGAGTTCGAAAGAACCAAACCAACAGAGACGTATAAGCTCTTTAAAGAACTTATACAAAAATATAGCAAACTCGGCGAAGTAAATCCCCCAATGGATGATATTGATTGTGCTATTCAAAGAACCTCTACAATGGTAGTAGAGGATTTAAATAATCTTTTTAAGCTTTTCAAAAGTGGCGAGTAAGAGAATAGATTGGGTTCGATATGCCCTTGACCTTGCTAAGGTGGCCGCTACTCGTAGCGAAGATCCCTTTGTCAAGGTCGGGGCAACGATCCTTCGAAAAGATCACTCTATCGCATCCTTGGGCTACAATGGAGTCCCCTCTGGCGTAAAAATTAACTGGGGCGACCGAGATGAGCGTCGCAAGAGAGTTATTCATGCGGAAATTAATGCGTTGCGCTACATCAAACCACAAGAGGGCTACATATTAGCCTGTTGTTTGTCTCCGTGTAGGTATTGCGTACAAGCTATCGCATCTTACGGTATTAAGATTGTGTGCTATGATGAAGAGTATGACAAAGACGAGTTTGCTTTTGAGTTAGCGAAAGAGTTTGGCGTGAGTTTATGCAAGTACACTGAAGGGATTTATGAATAAATGTGCATCATTTTATTCTCCAGCTTGACAAGGAGGTATCTTCCGATGACTGTATCATCGCTTTAGATGATTTTATGTCTAGCATTATTGACCACCATATTCACCAAACCCCAATAAACCCTAAATATTTATTTTCAAAAAAATCACATTTGTTAGACGACCTGACTTCCAAAATGAGACACGTTCAAACAAACACCCACCTTTTTTTAGTTATATCAGAATAAGAGGTTGACTTTTTCTTTTTTTGAATTAAAATTTTTATATATACGAATGAGTACTATACTAGAAACCGTAACGGAAGCTCCAGCTACGCTGGTTAGCGCTATTGAATCAGCCAACTCTGAACAGCTTGATACTTTATGGAGTATTTTAAAGTATAAAGAGATTGGTATTTTTAGAAAAATTAAATGTATGACTCATGTGTTAGGTCTTGAATTCACTCAAGTGGTAGATGATTTGCCTAAAGATGACGAAGGGCGTGTTTTAGACTATAAGACACGTCATATGATTCACGATATTTTAATCCAAGTCTCTTAAAAAACAAATGAACGACGACATGTCTTCGGAAAGTGGCTCTTATATTGTAAGAGATAAGCGTGGCACCTATATGAGTGGCTATAGCCAGCAACTAGGAAAAACCAAGGCCCGTGCTTGGGCTCGCCATTGTGCACAGCGCTCGAAAGGGGTGCTCTATTTTCGCAAAGGAGAAGGCGAGCCAGAGGAAGAGCTCGAAAATTATTTAGTGGCCCTCAAAAATAAAGGGTAAACATTAAACGGGTTTTTATTCATCTTGCGTCTAATTCGCTTGGGGATAATTTGGCGTGGACACCTCAAGTAGAGGAATTTAGGCGCCTTCACCAATGCGATGTGGATGTTCACGTCTCTCCACGTTTACGTTGTCTTTTTGATGGGGCCTACCCTTTATTGAATTTTGCTTCTGAAGTTCCTGACGGAATAAAAGGCATTTCTATAGGGTGCCACACGCCAAATGACACCACGAAACCTGTTATTCAGATAGCCACCGATCAACTCGGGCTTCCTTATAGAGAAATTAAACCTAAAATAACGCTACCCACTAACTTAAAAAATAATTTTAATAAAAAGTATGTTTGTATTGCAACCCAATCTACGGCCCAATGCAAATACTGGAATAACCCTAGTGGGTGGAAGCAAACGGTTGATTACCTCAAAGTCTTAGGCTACGAGGTAGTATGTATAGACCGAGACGCTTGTTTTGGTGTGAAAGGCCAGTGGAACCATACTCCAGATAACGCCATAAGAAAAAACAATTTTAAAGAGAATAATGATCCTGAGATTCCTTTGACTGATCGTATCAATGACTTATATTTTTGTGATTTTTTTATTGGACTAGGATCAGGCCTTTCGTGGCTTGCGTGGGCCCTTGAAAAGCCGGTAGTATTAATTTCTGGCTTTTCGCCACCATCTGCTGAATTTTATACCCCTTACCGAGTTATTAATCAAAATGTTTGCAATTCTTGCTGGGGTGACCCTGATCACCCTTTTGATAAAGGTGACTGGATGTGGTGCCCTCGCCACAAAGATACTTCTCGTCATTTTGAATGCAGCAAAGAAATAACCTTTGAAATGGTTAAAAAACAAATAGATCGTTTACTATGAAAATAGAAGTATCAAACGGAGAAATTTTAGATAAACTATCTATCCTTGAGCTGAAGCTTCATTTTATGGAAGATGAATCGCAAAAAGCTAATGTCCAAAAAGAATACGATCTCTTAAAAACAGTAAGCACAAAAATCCTTTTGACCAACAACAAAACCTTTCCTGAGGGTTTGTATAACGAGTTACGTCATATTAACTTGAAATTATGGTCTATTGAACATAAAATTAGATCAAAAGAATTTAACGATGAGTTTGATAAAGGTTTTATCCAATTAGCTCGCTCTGTTTACAAAACCAATGACAAAAGAGCCCGCATCAAAAAAGAAATCAATGTGCTCACAGGTTCGATGCTTGTAGAGGAAAAACACTATGAAGACTAAAATTTTTTTTAAAGCAAATGGCCTTGGCGACACCATTGGATGGATGGGGCAAGTGGAGAGGTACAAAAAAGCTACAGGGAATCAAGTTGATGTTTTTTGTAGATTTAATGATATTTTTGGGGGAGAGAACATTAACATATATCCAAAGAATAGCCCACTAATCCAAGACACTTATGATTACTCTTTTGTGATAGACTATCACGGTTGGGATAGGCCCCCTCATCTTACGAATGAAGTGAAAGACATTAAAGAAGGAGGGCTGATTCAAATGGCTTCTGAAATTTTGGGATTCGAGGAAGTAGAGGAAATAAAACCTATCCTTAAGTTTAAACCTAAAAGTATAAAACTCAGACGCCCCACGGTTTCGATGGCCTCTCTATCCACAATGCAGCAACGATTTTGGACTCTCAAGGGGGGATGGAACAGGGTTATCTCTTATTTAAAGCAGCGGAGAATTGATGTTGTTAGTCTAGACCAAGATATACAATTTGGAGGTGGTGTACCTCGAGGAGACATTCCTGCTTATACCCCTATTCCATCAGCATCAAAAAATAAAACTGGTCTTTCTCTTCGCGCAGTAGCGAACTATATCAATAAATCGTTATTTTTTATGGGGTTGAGCGGAGGTCTTTCGTGGCTTGCGTGGGCGCTCAATAAGCCTGTGGTAATGGTGGTGGGACCAATTAGTGAAAGATATCATTTTGAAAACCCTTACCTAGTACAAAACAAAAACGTCTGCCATGCGTGTTGGGACAAACATGAGATGGTAGCGAACGATTGGTATTGGTGCCCTGAAAAGAAAGATTTCGAATGTAGCAGACAAATAACGCCCGAGATGGTGATCGAAAAAATTGATCTAATTTTAAATTTAAATAAGATATGAATTATTTTGTTGTTCATTCGGATAAGAAATATGCTAAAAACGCTGAAAAGTTATTTTATTTTTTAGAAAAACACTCTTGTCATCAGGTTATATACGTTACGTTAGATTTTTATTATAAATCTCCCTTTGCTAACGTGATCCCTGTTACTTATAATACAAACGTGAGCGTAGACAGTACTATAGAATACGGGAGGAACTTACCTTTTATGTTTGTGAAACCCACTATCTGTCAATTTGTTTTAAGTCTTTTTGAGGGGGCTAATTTTTGTTATCTTGACTCTGACATTATTCCCCTTCCGAATATAGATTCTATATTTAATAAATTTAATTCTTTGGAAAATTACCCCCTATTTGCGCAGCATTGTTGGCCCGGATTACTCTGGAACCACATGGACGTTGACGAAGACCATGAACAAAACTTATTTACTTATTTAAATTACGACAAAGCGGGCCTCAGAAACGGCGTCTTGGCCGAGAGGTATATCCAAGGCTGTCTGTTTCTTTTTAACGAAAAATGCCAACTTTTTTTAAAAAAATGGGTTGAGGTGTGTAACGACGAATATATAACAAAGAACTATAAGAAGTATGCCCCAGCACACGAAGAGTCCATTGCTAACGCTTTGTTGTGGGCGAACCAGTATCATAAAGATTTGGGAGCAGTTCATATTGATTTGCCGGTTTCTGAAGACAAGCGACATGATCTTACGGAATTTTTTAATTTAATAAGAAAACCCCCTCAAGATGAGTTTTTCTACGATGAGTTTAGCCGCTTCCCAAGTCGTTCGAATTTCGACAGTATTAAATGTCTACATGGAAAACTGGACGATAAAAATATGAATTTGCTTAAACACTATGAATGGAACTAAAAAGCCAATATCAATCAACCACTATTTTCCCGAAGGCGAAGATTGGCGAACCTATCCTGCGATCAAGGTAACCACTGCCGACGCGTTCCATTATTGCGCTATGCCCTTGGAATTCGCTATGTACCGTGGTATCGAAAAGGTGTGGAGCTGCGAGCTTGGCGACAACTCTTGGGCGACCTTCGATGACACTGAGATGTACAACGCCGTTTTAACTGATCGTAACGGGAATATAATAATGCAAAAAAAATGGAACCCTCTAGAGGATGGAGATTTTTTTTATCAGGCTCTTTATCTTTATTGCATGCGTCTCACCAGTGAGGGTAAAAAACCTAAAGGTATCGCGATAGGAACCCATGATGGAGCATTTGGAGAATGGGCCCCTGTAGTACAAGAGGATTTAACTGATGCTTGCTTGGTTGAGGCGTCGCAACCTCAATTTGCGAACCTTGTTCGCAATTATCAAAGGTACCCCAACGTTAAATTGGTCAACCAGTTGATTACCACAGAAGGGCAAGATATAGAATTTTTCGAAGGAGGAAATGGTTACACTAATTCTGTTGTAGAAAGAGTCATAAGAGACTGGGAAACGCAGGAAATCAAAAGCTCTATAAGATCCTCTTGTTCAATTAATGATTTAATTGGCAATTACATATCCAGCGGAGAGCGACTAGATTGGCTTCATTTAGATGTTGAAGGATATGATGCGGATTTGCTAAGAGCTCTCAAGCAACCGCTCCCGCCTTTTATTATTTTTGAAAATCACCCTTCTCACCACAAGGAAGAACTGGAGTATAATGAACAACAAAAAAAACGGATTCAAACTTATCTGAGGGATAGCGGGCACGACATAGTATCTTCAGGTGTTTCTTGCTTAGCAACCCTCCCCTATGAAGTTCAAAACATTAAATGAAAATTAAAGCACACTGCCCCTTTTTAGGTCGTACCGGGTATAATGCCCATGCTCGAGGCTTTTTTACTGCTTTAAGCGAGTTAATTGACTTGCGGGTTGACAACTACACATGGTGCGATGATACTGATAACTATCTTACCGACCATCAAAAACGTATTATTTCCGAGGTGACCTTAAGAGCTCCCGACGGAGAGCAACAGTATCCTCCCGACTGGAAAGAAGAAATTGAAAGCTTTAAGTATGATGTAGACATTGTACTACACGAACATTGTCATCGACACTTCTGGCGCGAATACACGAAGCCAAAAATTGCCTATACTGTATGGGAGACAGATCGGATGAATGATGATTTTTTTGAACGTCTTTTAGAATATGACCAGCTTTGGGTTCCATCTGAATGGCAAAAAGAATGCGCTATAGGGCAAGGTTATCCGTGCGATCGTGTTAAAGTGGTGCCTGAGGCGGTAGAACCTGATTGTTTTCCCGATAATGCAATTGTGCCGGATGATTCAATATTTACATTTTGTGTGTTAGGGCGCTGGGACCACCGTAAATCAATTACTGAAATTTTGGAATGTTTTGTTGAGCTTTTTGGAAACAATCCTAAGGTGCAGCTTATTGCCTCTATTGATAACCATTATGCTGAAGATGGCCTATCCACCGAAGAAAGGTTTAAAAAAATGGGGTGGGGTAATATAAAAAATATTATATTAAAATCTTTTCCCTCTCGCCCCGAGTATATCGATATTCTACGGCGCAGTCATGTTTTTTTATCCTGTGCGCGTTCGGAAGGATGGAATATTCCCCTTATCGAAGCCATGGCATGCGGCGTACCATCCATCTATAGCGATTGCTCTGGCCAAACAGAATTTGCATCTGGGAAGGGTATTCCAATTCCTATCTTAGGGAAGGAGAAAGCACGCATTGGCCATGGTGGTATTGCTAGCAAATGGACCACTGAGATGCCGGGCCACTATTTTACCCCGGATTTTACACGTCTTAAAGAGAAGATGCGGTTTTGTATAGACAATTACGCTACGCTTAAGACCAGAGCTCTCAAGGAATCAGTAGAGATTAGATCGAAGTATACTTGGGCAAACGCCGCCCTCATTGCGTTGAAGAACTTAGAAAACTTTGCCCCAAAAACCCAAAAGGTCAATGTATTAGTACACGCTGATGATGAGTATTTAAAATATGCTAATATATGTATAGAGTCTATTAGAAAACATTCTGGTTATAATGTTATTTTATATGGGTATGATACCCATTTTAAAGGAAAATTTATTCCCCCGAACACTGAAGTTCGGCGGTTGCGAAAATGGCCCCTATCAAAAAACGGTCGTAACTTAGGCGTCATGAGTTGCCGCGTTTCTATGTGTTTAGATGCGCTCGAGCAGGATCCTAATGATTTATTTATTATGGTGGATTCCGATATGGTTGCAATGAAAGACCTGCGTCCCTTTTTTAGAGAGCAATTCGATAGATTAGAAGATTACCCCCTTTGCATTACCTATAAGCACGACAATCTTATTCACTCTAGGCTAGAGCCAGATGGCACCACAATCCAAAAAGGGCACGGTGATGAAGCGGCCTCTGTTTTTGGTGTTGAACCTAGAGGGGTTGCCTTCAATCATCCCATTGATTTTACTATTGGTCATGGGGTTGTTATTTTTGATAAAAAATCAGCGCCATTCTTCTCAGAGTTGCTGGAGCTTTCCTTACGGAGTCTGAAGGAAGAGCTTGTTGACCTCATTGATGATAAGTCTTTTGAATCAGAAAGAATCCACAATATTTTGATGTGGAAATATGGCTTTACACAACACTTACCTCTTTCATGGGTTTCTAAGGATGAAGATAATGATTTTCTTCAACCAGACCTGAAAACGTACACGGACGCTGGATTTGATGTGGTTTACACTCATCAAGATAGACGTTCTTATGACATTGCCCCAGAGCAACTTTTATTTTTGCATGGCAGATCTTTTCCCCCTCTCTCTTCCCAATTAATGATTATCGCTCATCCTGACGACGAAACTATCTTTGGGTTCTCTGAGTTAGATGGCGACACTGATTGGAAAATAGTGTGTGTTTCTAGCGATAATCGTGAGGATGATTTCCATAAGGCGATGGCATTTTATGGGATTAAAGACTACGAGATGTGGGGTTTTAACTCTTCGGTTATGGAAGCATTTCCTTCTGACTCATTAGATAAAAAAATAGAACATTTAATCAACAGCCAACAATGGAAAAAAGTAGTTACCCACAACCCATGCGGAGAGTATGGTCATATTCAGCATAAAAATGTTTTTGATTCGGTCAAAAAATATTGTGATAATTTTTATATTTTTTGCAAATCTGCCTCAATATTAGGGCCCCACGAACTTCAGCGCAAACAGGAGGCTTTAAAAATCTACAGCTCAGAGGATATCATCCCTCAACTCCAACAGCTTAACGGAGACTGGTATATTATGCCCGACATGTCTACCAACTATATAGAGCATGGTACTGTAGAATTATATAAACCAAGCAGACATACCACCCCTTTTATTCACTGTTGGGAAAAGACCCCCGATTATTCGCCGGTACCCTTTCATAAAAAAAAGGAGTTCCCCTCTTTTGTCCCAAAAATTAAAGTGCACTGTCCTTTTCTCGGACACACTGGCCTCAGCGCTTCCGCGCGCGGGACGTTCACAGCATTAAGCAGTATTGTTGATCTGCGCGTTGACAACTATACGTGGTGCGATGACCGTCACAACTACCTTACTGAACACCAGAAAAAGATTATTTCTGAAGTGACCTTGAAGGACCCTCAAGACAATTATATCGAGAAACAGCACCCACCTGAGTGGAAGAAAGAAATAGAAGATTTCCAATACGACATAGATATCGTGTTTCATGAGTACGATCACGACCACTTTCTTAAGAAGTATAGTAAGCCAAAAATTGCCTACACCGTATGGGAGACAGATTTATACGCTGCTCACTTTTTTAAAACACTTCTTGAATACGACGAATTATGGGTTCCATCTAAATGGCAAAGAGAATATAGCATAGCGCAGGGTTACCCGGCTAGTCGCGTTAAGGTAGTGCCTTTTGCTGTAGAGTCCGATTGTACCCCCAGTTCTGATGGTGAGTCTTTAGATGATTCAGTTTTTACCTTTTGTTTGTTTGGGCGTTGGGATTATCGCAAATCTACCACGGAGATTATCCGATGTTTTGTTGAATTGTTTGGTAACAACCCAAAAGTACAACTAATAGCTTCTATTGATAATCCTTTTGCCCTTGATGGGCTTTCGACGGAAGAGCGTAAAGCAAAAATGGGGTGGGGGGAGGTTGATAATATTATTCTTAAGTCTTTCCCCAATCGTAAAGAATATGTCAAAATTATTCAAGAAAGCCACGTATTTTTATCTTGTGCACGTGCAGAAGGGTGGAATATACCTTTATTAGAAGCGATGGCTTGCGGGACTCCTGCTATTTATAGTGATTGTTCTGCTCAACTAGAATTTGCCCAAAATAAAGGTATTCCGGTTCGTGTCTTAGGAAAGGAGAAAGCTGGAGTAGGTATAAGGGAAGTAGTCAGCCGATTTACTGCGAACCTTCCCGGCCATTACTTTAGTCCGGATTACGAGCACCTGAAAAGCCAGATGCAGTATTGTATAGACAACTATAAAAGTTTAAAAACAACAGCCCTCAAGGAGTCCGCCGAACTTCGTCAAAAGTATACGTGGCAACATACTGCCCGCATTGCCCTTGACCATTTAGACAGTTTTTGTAAATCTCAGGCCATTAATATTCCCAAACCAAACCCTTCCCCTGCTTCATCCAAATTTATGAAAAAGAAGATATTCTTTCCCCTCATTACCTACGGAGGTATGTGTAATACTGAATTCGCTATTGGTGCTATGGGTACCCTTTTGCGGATTCAGCAAAGTTCTGATATTGATATGGTGGTTTCTTCCATTGTCTTTGAGAGTTTGATTAGTCGGGCTCGAAACGCTTCTGCTGCTTGGGCGCTTTCGTCAGATTATACCCATTTATTGTTTATTGATTCTGATATTCATTTTGAGGCAAACGATGTCTTCAAACTAATTGAAGCCGACAAAGATGTGGCGGTGGGTGTTTACCCTAAAAAATATTACAATCGCCACAAAATGGAATTTTTAGCCAAGGACGCACCTCATGTTTTTAACGATAAAAATGAATGGAGAGCCCTTGCGACGGATTTCTCTAGCGAATGCGGCGACAAGGCTTTAGATAAGGCACGGCAAGGCGAAATATTCACGGTAGATTATGCAGCCACAGGTTTCATGCTTATTAAAACTGATGTCTTTAAAAAAATTATTGACAAGCGCCCTGACCTGAAGTATACTAATGATGTTGATGGCTACATGAGTGCCGGAGACAACTTTTATGACTTTTTCACAGTGGGTGTAAATCAATCAAATAAAAAATATGAAAGCGAGGACTACGGCTTTTGCCAGCTCTGGCGTTCGGTCGGCGGACAAATCCACGTTATACCCTCTATCAATCTTACCCACACGGGAAGAAACCATTACCCCGGAAACATCCAAGCTCAAGCTCAAATGTTTCATAAATAATTTATTAAAACATGTGGACACGAAACAAACATAAACATACGGCTCGGCGACCTCATCTGCAAAAAGGCGGTTCGCACAGTAGCGCGGGACGCCAAAAAATCTCCTCTCGTAAGGATAAAAAAATCAACCAAATGAATCTTGTCGAAACACAAAAGAAGATTGAATTCTTGAAAAGCCGTAACGAATACAATAATCAAAACAAGTACGCAAGAGATCTGACTGATCGATTTTTGGAATTAATGAACAGTGGCTCCCACAGCAACTAACTCCACATTCCCCCCCTTGGATTGTGATCCCTGTGAGCTTCTCAAAGGGGACGAGAAAGCTTTCCTTATTGCTTCATTAGTATTGGTTGGCGAGCGCCCTGTTTTCTTTTATGATAAATTTAATTTATTTGCAGAGCCTTTTATTTCCCAGAATACTAAGAACCGCATTGAGTTTCCATTAAAACCAACAGCAGAGCTTCCTGATTATATTCCTACTTTTGGTTTTGGGGTCAACCACAATATTCTGATAGCCGAGGTGTGGCCTTGGCTTGACAAGGGTTGGCATCGTTGGTGGGAACATACGATAGTAGGTAGGAAAGATTTTACACTAAGTGTTTATGCCTAAGTCTGTTTTAAGTTTTGCGGCCGCGCATCACGATTCTAATTTATCCGTGTATGTAAAGAATCAGCTCTATACTATAGAGCTGGAAAGAATTTACGGCAATCGATACTTGGCGTTTCAAACATGTTCAGAGGCCGAACAACAATCCCTTTTAATCTCTTTAAAGCAAATCCTAAAAGACAAAGGCCTTCTTGTACCTTCTTTTGATGTGGGTTTGTTTGATTGGGAAAGTACAGCAGAAACGATTCAAAAGTTTTGTGAGATTTTTAATGTTGTAAAAGTTTATCAAAAAGGAGATGACGCCACGTTCCATCATAGAGCTCATGCCGCGGGAGCTTTTTATTCCAGTGGTTTCGATGAAGCTTTGGTTTTTAGCTATGATGGAGGGGGGGAACCTGACGGTACTATTTGTGTCTACGACCTTAAAAAACCTGATCCGGATTTTACTCAACTTAACCCCTTTGCACTGCGATGTTTGACGACCAAATATTGTTCTTTATCTTCTTTTATGGAAGAAATTAGAGGTTCGCAAAAAAATCAAGATTATCTTCATCGACGTTTTGATCAAGTGGACCATGGGTGTTCGGGTAAGTTTATGGGATTATCGGCGTATGGTGTTTTTGATAAGTTTATGTTTGATGCCTGCAAAAAGTGGTTGCAGGTAGGTTCCCTTAATCCGTATGATTCTCATTTTTGGGGAGAGATAGGAACTCATTTTAAAAATGGAGTGCAGGGTACAACTTCCTATAATTGGGCTTTTAACATGCAACGTGCTTTTGAAGCTGATTTTTTAGAGCTTTTTGTTAAGTTTTTTGATAAGAGCAAACATAAAAACGTTTGCTTAACGGGAGGGGGTGCCCTCAATGTTGTGCTCAACGAGAGGCTGAGTAAGACTTATCCAAATGTTAATTTTTTTGTTTCCCCTTCTCCCGGTGATAGCGGTTTATCATCTGGCATGATAGTCCGTTATCTCAAAAACCCGCTTGTTTCCGAATCTATGTATACGGGCTGTGAAATTTTAGACAAAGGGGCTTTGCCATACATTTTAGATCATCGAGCGTGGAAGAAGGCTACCCCGAAACTCATAGCAAAGGAATTAACAAGAGGAAAAATTATTGGTATCTGTCGAGGTGACAGCGAAATAGGCCCCCGTGCATTAGGAAATCGAACTATATTGGCGGATCCCCGAAGTCACCAAGCTAAAGATATAATCAATGATAAAGTTAAATTTAGAGAATGGTATCGGCCGTTTGCTCCTGTATGTAAAGAAGATAAGGCATCAATTTTTTTCGAAACGTCTGATAATGCGTGCTACAAGTATATGTCTTTTAGCCCTCAGGTGCGAGAAAAATATCGAACAGTATTGCCCGCAGTGACCCATGTGGACGGATCCTCTCGATTACAAACCGTTTCTGCACAGCAAAATCAGTTTATCTATGACATATTAGATGAATTTGAGAAGCTGACGGGTATTCCCGTCTTGGTTAACACTTCTTTTAATACTAAAGGAAAAGCTATTTTAACTCGATATCTCACCGCTATGCAAGTCTTAGATTCAACAGGACTTGACAGCGTGGTGCTAGAAGGCTATTATATTTATAAATAAGATGAAAGAACAAATACTTAACACTATCGCCGTACATAACGTAAGCCAATACCACCATGCTAAAACTAACCTAGATAATTACTTAGCTAACCCTGCTGCTATTGGAGAGCATCCTGACATTGTCGCTGAGGCGATTAAATTGGTGGAATCTATGGAGGCGGCAGAATCCAACCTTCAAACATTAAACGCAGCCTATGGAACCGATTACACAACAGCAATGTAATGAATTTTATTTAAAAGACACCAAGTTTAGAGTCTTCGCTGACGATAATATCATTAGCGTCTATAATGTTCACCATCTTTCTCGCGCAGATATTAATGCGGCGATTCGCTATATGATACTAGAAGCTATTATTGAAATTGGTACCTATCAAGTAAACGTTTACTCAGAAAATTTTAAATGAGCAATATTTTAATTTCAACCATCGTTAGAAACCGCGGTGAAACCCTTCGTGGGTGGCATGATCAACTTGAATCGTTGGTTTGTTTAGACGAGCATAATCAATACTATTTAAGTATTTATGAAAATGATTCCGAAGACAATAGCGTCGCGCTGTTAAATTCTTTTGATTATTCTTTTTGTAAGGATTACTGTCTAAAAAGCGAAACGCTTAACACCAAATATTACTATCCTCCTTTTGAGGACTACGGAACGGAGCAAGGACACTTTAGTAAAGTTGATAGAGTCAACAATTTAGCAGCAGCGAGAAATAAAAGTATTTTTGAGTGTGGTTTTTTGGGAGACACCGACTATGTTCTTTGCATAGAACCTGATATTAAATACAGCCCACAAGAATCGCTACCGAGCGTCATCAACAAGCAACACTACGATATTATTTCAGCTAAAAGCATTTTCACCAGCACTCGTTATGAGTCGCATCCTCTGTATGATGGGTGGGCTACCAGAAAAACCGAACATGAGGAAAGCTGGGATTTTTCCATATCTTTAGAGGGTATGATACCAGTTTGGTCAACGTTTAATTGTTTTTGTATGTACAAGTCCCTTCCTTTTAAACAAGGGGCCGCTTTCGGAGGGTTTAATAAACGGCTAGATAAGCCTGACTGTGACACGGCTGTTATATGTGAAGAGTTCCGTGCTTTAGGGTACCATAATATGGTAATGAATTGTGAGTTTGAGGTCTTACAAGAGCTTGAATAATGAAGTGGCCGTTAAATATTTCTCATTTTACTTTTTTAGATAGATTAAAAATTTGTTTGTTCTTTTTGAATCCTAAAAAAGTTTGGACGATGGGGGCAGAAGTAGAGTCTTTGGAAAAAGTGATGGCCGAATACACTGGGGCTCGCTATGCGGTATTTACTTCTAGTGGTTCGACGGCGAATAGCCTAATAGCGATGAGCCTAAAAGACCTTAAAAAGGCTGAACTTTGGTCTCATGATAAATGTGAAATTGTTTTTCCTTCTACTACGTGGGCCACGTCTGTCACCCCTTTTATAAGAGAAGGTTTCATTCCTAAATTTATAGACGTGTGTCCCCATGACCTCTCTCTTGATTTGCACCTACTAGAGCAGTATCTCTCAGAACACTCAAGAAAGGTAAGGTGTGTTTTCTTGACGTCGCTTTTAGGGTTTACCCCAAATATAGATGCAATAAAAGCAATATCCCAAAAGTACAAAGTGGAAGTGATGCTTGACAATTGTGAAAGCCATTTAGGTAGGTTTCAAAACGAAAACATAAATTCCTTTTTTACCTCTACTACCAGTACATATTTCGGGCATTTGGTTCAAAGCATTGAAGGAGGGTTTGTTTTCACCAACAGCAAAAAAGAGTACGAATATTTTGTTATGGCACGCAACCACGGTATGACGCGATCCTTGAAGAGCCCTGAGCCCTATTTAAATCCTTTGGTTGATCCGCGGTTTGATTTTTACACCAAAGGAAGCAACTTTAAAAATTCGAACGTTAATGCGCTGATCTGTAACTTGAATTTTCAGAGAGTAGATAAGTACATTAAAGCGCGAGTACATAAATATCAACTCTTTAAAGAAGGTATGGCTAAGATACTTGACTTCCCAGAAGAGTCCTCTTCTAAGATGCACGTTCCTTTTTCTTTACCAATAATACCAAAAAAAGAATACCTTGATAAGGTACCTCTTTTCAAGCAATACTGCGAATCCCATTCCATCGAAATGCGCCCCCTCGTTTCAGGCAACCTTCTGACACAAACAGCATTTAAAGAATATGGTAATGGGGCAGACTTTAAGTATAGCACCTTCCTACATGACCATTGTTTTTACATAGGGTTGCATCCAAGCTTAAAAGATAGCAGCATTAGAAAGCTATGCAAAGAATTTAATAAAATTTAATTTATGAACGAAATTAACGGTGAATTTGGCCCAAATAATCCAAGATCTTTAAATATTTTTATTCCACAGATTTCAGATCAAACGGTGGTAGATGATTGTATTTTGCCATTGCTTCAAGAGGCTATTGCTGAGGGTGAGTTCCTTTACCCTTATTATATAGCGCCAAACCAGACTGAGAAAGCGTCTTTGGTCTTTGGTTATCTTTTTTCCGCGTGTGTTCGAGAAAAAACTTTTGCTTTGGCTTTAGATGGGAATAATCCCGTGGGGTTTGAGGCTTATTTGCGTAGTCCATTTTGTGATTATTTTAAAACTCCTAATATCTATGATGGTTTGCTCACCTTTGTTTCAAAATCGTATCGAAGAAAAGGGGTATCCACTAAGTTACGTAAATTTTTATTGAACACAGGAGGGTTTAAGAGAGGCGACATATTTCGCTTTAGCGTTAAAAGAGACAATGCGGCAGGGTACTTATCAGTAGAGAAACTTGCAAAAGAGCTTAACATTAATATGGTAGAAACCGGTGCTAACTATGAAGGCCAAGTCACTCACCAGCTTGATATTTAAGGAGTTAACAGGGAAAGAGATTTTACCTGTTCAAGAGGCGTTTCTTGATGAAGTAGCCCCTATTGTTGCTGATTTTAAATATGATTTGCTTGAACCTCCTAGCTCTGCCTCGGTAGCTCTTTCTGTTGCTTGTGACAAAGACCTTTATCAAACCCTATCTAACAGTATGGGTTTATGGGGCGCTAACCATTTTGTTTTTTCCGATGTTGTTCGTCAATGGCGTACGGGGGATTATCCTGATCTCATAGCGGGGATGGGTCACCCTAAGTTTAAAGGGGGCGACCCTCGTACAGCTGAAATAGAGGGGTTAGCCGTTAAACACAATATTTCCCTTTCTTCGTTAGGATCTTTTAAACAGTTTGGGGCTCAGAGAGGGCTATATGTTAATTTAGCTGGGTGCTTAGGGATGATATTATGGGACATGGGGTTCACGGAGGATAATGTAGATTTTTTTCCTATGGTATGGAGATTTTTGGGACTGACGAAGCTTTATGGTTTTCTTAATGATGAAATTAAATTGGGAAGTGGAATAGATTGTATTAAAGAAGCTTACCGCAAGGTTTATCCAGATCGTTATGATACTCACTAATAGTTCTCAATTTATAGGACAACTTGTTTCCGACTTAAAGCCTATTGAGGAAACGATCTCAAACCCTTATTTTTCTTATACTTTAGGCTTTAATATTAAACATAATGAAATTCGTCAATGCAAACTTTATATTCGTTTTTTTGATCGTGACGATTCTTTTTTAAAGTTTTTTGAAATTTTCACAGATGCAAACATTAAGGCAATGGCTATTCATGATTTTCGCCACGCGGAAGACATTGCTTTTAAGAAGAGCGCATTAGGCTTTAAAGGATTTACCATTGGCCTTGTGAGAGATTTTAATACTAATAGAACAGGGTGTGGATGGGGGGCTCGTGCCACAAGCATTATTAGTGGTCCTTATTTTTATGGCTATAGATTTTTTGATGATTTCCTTTTCAGAAAAATGTACAAATACGTCACACCTAATCTACGCTTTTTAAAGCTGCCCTTCATGACGGAGATGGTGGAAATACAAGAGTCCTTTGAGGAAAAAGAGCACAAATATTGCTTGTGCCCCACGATAACAAGAGATAATTTAAGTGAAATTAGTCGATCTATAGAGGGAAACTTAAGCCCTTCGTGTAAATTATACCATAACGAAATTATAAAGCTTAACCCCGCATTGACGCTGGTTAACATGGGGATAGGGCCTAACGAAGAAAAATTGTATTATCATAATTTTAAAAAATCTAACAAAATAAAACATTACTTTTTAAACGATGAATAGCTATATTTTAGGTGCAGCGTTGGGGGTCACCCTCTTAATATCCGCGGTGGGGTATTTTTTTTATAAAAAGAACGAAAAGCTGAAAGCTGAACTCACCACAATCAACCTTCAAGTAGAAAGCTACGAGAACAGGCTAGGACAATTGACCCAAGCGGTTGATGACGCCCAAAAAACAATGGACACTCTACACGAACGCAATAACGCTATTGAAAAAGCTGCGGGCGATCGCAAAGAAGAGCTTGACAAAGTTCTCAGAACGCATAATATTGACAGGATCGCCGAGCGCAAGGCCTCCCTCCTTACTAGGAAGGTTAACAGGGCCAGCGCTAACGTGATGAAAACATTCGAAATGTTAACCGACCCTAAATATGTTTACACCAAACCAATCGATTTCGGCGGTAGCGCCATGGAAGAAAATTAGTATTAAGATATTTTTCACTACCGTTGCCTTAGTTTCAATGTATTTAGTGGGGTGGTCTTCTTACAACTATGCCCTTCAGTTTACATCTTACCCAGCAACAAAAGCAATAAAATGAAACGGATTATATGTTATGGGATGAATGGAAGCTTTCAAAAGTATTTACTAAAACCCTGTCCGAGTTGGAGATCCCAATCGAAGATAAATAATGAAAGATTGTCGTTTTTGTGACCTCAGCCTCCATGCGGTGATGGATACCGACGAGTATGCCGCCTCTTTTCTTGATGCTTGGCCAGTGGTAGAATTTCATACGCTTTTTATTCCTCGTCGCCATGTCTTGACTTATTTTGATTTGAGCGAAGAGGAATTGCAAAGTATCCATAAGTTAATAATGACGCAGCGCAAGCGTATTTTAGATCAAGATCCAACCATAGAAGGTTTTAATATTGGGTGGAATTGCGGGAAGGCGGCTGGTCAAAGTGTTTTCCATGCTCACTGTCATTTAATTGCTCGCAAAGAGGGTGAAAAAATTCAGCGTAAGATATCAGAGCCGCCATCTTTCCTTCATCCGTGGGTAGATGAGCTTGGAATCTTACAAAAGTGAACGAAAAAAGGCCAAATAATAAATATGCGCGAAACAAACAAAAGGCCACCAAGAGGGCGTCGCTCGACCATGGAATATGTGAAATATGTGGGGGAGAGTTTAGAGCTTCTCATAATTTTGAAAAGGACTTGGAGTGTGAATTGATATGGGTCAAATATAAAAGAAAAACGATTTTAGTTTGCGACCAGTGTAAAAAAGAGTTAGAATCAACATAATAATTATGTATGCAGCATACAAAAACGAACCCCAATTTTCACATGATCCCGCTCCCGATAACACTCCGGTTAGATCGCATCAAATAAGACTAAGTGACAAGCAAATTGATTCTCTTAAAAGCCTGAAAAGTAGAAATTACGGGGGCCTAACCTTAGGAGTAGCAAACGAATTTAATATCTTAGTATCAGTTGTTAACCAACTTACAGAAGACGATGAAGTTTTAGATAATTATGATTAAAAATTTATGAAAAAGTTAAAAATACTACTATTATTACTGACCGTGCTTATTGTTAGCGCCTCAGCAATAGCCGCTCCAACAATGCCGGGAAGCATAAAAATTTCTGGAGTAACACATAATAGCGTAAAAATAGATTGGCGCGAATCTATCTCTATGAGCGGAGAAGGCAAAGTCATATACGAAGTTAAGATGCGTATTCGCAAGGGAGACAAGCCATCCGAGTGGGGGTTTCATGGAGGTTGTTGTTTGTCAAGAGATAACAGCGTAATAGTTAGCGGTCTTTTGCCCGAAACGAAATACGAGATTAGAATAGTTGCGTACGACTCCTCTGGAGAAAACAGTAAAGCCCGAATGAAAGAGAACGCTTTTACTACTTTAGAAAAGCCAACTACATACCAAGTGCTAAAAAGTTTCCCTGTAGGATTTTCTCTGGTAAGCATTCCATTTAAATTTGTTGATAATACAGTAAAATATATATTTGGAACAGAAGCGTTCTTTAACAAACATCTTACGATCTACAAATACAATCGACAAACTGGTTTTGCTATTAACAGTTATGACCTCGATTTTGGCTGGGATGACGAATCAATGGTGCTGGAAGCTGGAGAAGCTATTTGGATACTGAACGATTCCCCCAGCGGAGAGATAAGACATAGAGCGTTCAGAGGAAATGTTTCAGACAAGTGGCGAGAGATAGATGAATAAGTAATGCCTTGTAACACTAATATAACCTGCGTTTGCCAATTAGAAGTTTCCGATGCTGACGAATACGAAGCTCTACAAGAAGTAGTTGAAATGATCGAAAAAAAATACGAGCTGTCCGAAAATGTCACTCTAACAGTGAAAGAAACAGTGACGACATCTTCATCGGGCTGCGGTGTAAACTATAAATAAGAAAATGTCCAATAAACATAAAATTATATGGTGGCTTATTATTTTAGGGGCTATAATTCTAAATTGCGTACTAGCTGCTAAATATTTAACTTGAAAATATTAAAAAATTTATGGTTAATCTGGTGTCGTACAGTCGATCATCGCATAGGCAAAACAGATGAAGATGAGCCAGACATTCCTATACTTTCTTTGCGGCAGGCTCAAGTTAGTCTTTTTTTAAGAACTTTTATAATTTTGGTGAACTTAATTACTTGTTTTTTTATCGTGGCGAATATAATACATAAATGGTAATTATGAAGAAAAAAAAGCCAAATAAATTTATCGCACGAGAGAAACCTAAAACGAGTTGTGAATTTGTTCCATTTACGATTGAAAATTTTCCAAATAAAAAATATAATATAACATTTGAAATATGAACGAAAAAATGCCAAATAAGATGTGTGCGCGAGAGTCAAAAGTGAACGAAAAATCGCCAAATAAGATGCGCGTGCGGGAGGCCGACCACTATTTTAAAATTTTAAATAAAATCCAAAAAGAGCGGAGCCAAATAAATTTTGATAGTCTTTATGCTCGCCAAATGATTGCAGCCAAAATCGCTGACTCTTACGACCTTTGAGCAAAAAAAACAATACAATGAATAAGATTTTTTTATTATTTTTAATTATTTTGACAGGATGCGCTTCTCCCCGAATTGCCCTTGAAAACAAACCTATTCCTTTCGTTAAGCCTCCATTGCCAGCCGGAATCGACTTGCGCGAAGTGGAGTGGCAAGTATTAAGCGTCAACACAAACGCTTGGTTTGCGCTAGATACTGAAAATTATTTAGGTCTTTCAAAAAACATGGTAGACATAGCTGAATACATACAAAAATTGCGGATTGTAACAGAGCAATATCAAACCAATTATAGCAAAATGTTCCCAAATAAGACAAATGACTAAAATTGCTATTGTAAGTGGAGGGTTCGACCCTGTTCATGTAGGTCATGTTGAGTTAATCAATCAAGCGAGTTCAATCGTAAGTCACGACGGAGGGGGCGTAATCGTCATTCTTAATACAGATGAATTTTTAACACGCAAAAAAGGGAAGCCCTTTATGCCATTTTTTGAGCGTCAAATAATTTTAGAAAATTTAAAAAATGTTGACTTGGTAATAAAGCCGACCGATAAAGATGATACTGTCAGAGAAACCCTCAAGTCGCTTGCAAAATTGGCAGAGAATGAATACAAGTTATATTTTTGCCAAGGAGGGGATAGAACTTACGACAAGGACAACCCTTCTAATACGCCCGAACACGATGTATGCAAAGAAGTGGGCATTGAACCGATTTATGGATTAGGAGACAAAGTTCAAAGTAGCAGTTGGCTCATAAAAAACAGTAGTAAAAAGAATTAAACAAAACTTTTAAAAACTTTTTTTAGTTTTGGGCTTGACTTATTTTGCAGGGGTGCTATACTTGGTTCCGTTATGATTACTAAACAGTCCGATATTAACCTCAAGCAATCGCAAGATTTCAAATCCTATACCTTTGGGATTAAGGATACAGGTCTTGCTCATATCTTCAATGTTCTGCGTAACCAGTTATACTCTGATAAGATTCTCGCAGTCATTAGAGAATACTCTGCAAACGCTATTGATGCTCACGCCGAACTTGGCAAGCAATCAACCCCAATCAAAGTTACCCTTCCTAACAAACTAAACCTCAAGTTAAAGATTCGTGATTTTGGTCGAGGGTTGACCGAAAACCAGATTGGTGAGATTTACGCAATGTATGGAGAATCTACCAAGCGCGGCACAAACCAGCAAGTTGGTCAGTTGGGCCTTGGATGCAAGTCAGCATTTGCTTATGGTGATAATTTTGTAATTAACTCCTTTGTAGGTGGGAATGTTACTTCTTACAATGCTTTCATTGACCCATCTCAAGTTGGTCGAATATCTAAATTGCATAGCAAAAAGACCAAGGAAAAGAACGGTATCGAAATTGAGATACCTGTCAATCAAGATGATGTTGACGCATTTAGAGAAAAAGCGATTGACCTTTTCCAGAATTTTGAGGTAAAACCCGATATAGAGGGGCAATCTATCCAAGATGCCATTAGTGATGGTGATGTTCTTATCGGTAGCGATGACGGTTCATGGAAAGTGATTCGTAATTCATCGTCAGTTGCCGTGATGGGTAACATTCCTTATCCTATTGATGGGTATGCGATGGATTTTGATTACCGAGAGGAAGCGCATCTACGAACTTTAGTAAATTTGGGGGTGCGCTTGCGTGTCGATATTGGGGATTTGGAGGTTGCGGCTAGTCGTGAAGCACTTCAATACACCAAGGCAACGAAAGAGTCTATACGCAAAAAGTTGCAAGAGATTGTGGATGCCTTACCTACTTTATTGGGCCAAAGATTTAGTGAATGTAAATCAATGTGGGAAGCAAAATGTCTCTATCAAGCGAGTTTTGGTTATGGTGGATTTGCTTACCATTTAAGTGATATTATGGATAAAAAGGGGGTCACTTGGGTAGATTCTCAAGGCAAATCCCACAAAATTACAGACGCTAGTTTTAAGTTTGCCGAAAACACTACGGGGGGTAGTGGATGCCTAATCTCTGTTTATGCGAAAAATCGCCACGGCAAGCGACGAGTTAAAAGCGATAAAGATTCTCGCGTTCACGCTTCTGGTGAGAAGATATTATTTGTAGAGGATGATAGAGATACCCATGTCGGTCGTATGAATCGTATTGCTCCCCTTTTGGAAAATTACGAAGGTCGTGCAGATGACGAGGACATGAAGGACAAACCTATCTACGATAAGATATATCTAATCCATTATGATTCCCCTGCAATCAAGCGCAATGTTTTAGAGAAGAATAAGTTTGATGCACCTACTGAAAAACTGTCGTCACTTCATCCAGTTAAGTTGACCGTGGTTTATCCACGCGACACTAGCGTAAAGCACGGTAACATAAATGCTGGAGGGGTTTCCAAGGCCAAGCATACTTCTAATGTTTTTGTTTTTGATACAGATTTCAACGGAGGTAACTGGCATCACCCTAAAAGCGATTTCTTTAAAATTCAAGAGGTAGAATTGGATAATATAAAAAATGGTGTCTATGTAATTTTAGATAAATTTTATATTAAAAACCCCGAAGGTGCAGAGCAGCATCCGAACACAATCAAGGAAATGACTGCATCCTATAAAGGTTTAACAGGAAAAGACTTGCCCACGGTGTATGCCTTTAAAGTGAAACAAGAGGATGTTCCTAAAAAACAAAAAGGATGGACAGACTTACATTCTTGGTATAAAGCCGCAGTTAACAAGTATCTTGAAGATAACTCACTTACACAAGAGTTTGTTGATTCCGAAGCAGCGAGCAAACATCTAGGAAATAGTGACCATTGTGACTTTCATTTCCTGTTGCGTAAGATGGCCAAGTGCAAGGATGCGACAAACCATCGTAATCCCATTAAATCGGAGCCTTCTTTAGTGGAAGAAGCATTAAGCAAAATAGCACTTGACAACTCTCCCTTAAAGAAGTATCTTAAAGCAGTTGAATCTATGGTTCCAACTCAAGCTCAAGACAAGCAGATGCGAAACATTCGTGAGCAGTTGGGAAAAGACTTCAAAAATTGGCACAAGGGCGATAAAGTTACTGTTTCGCATGACCTTGACAAGCTATATGCAAAAGTAATTAGAACCTACAAGATGCTCCATTATTACGAGGACAATTTCTTGTGCGGTTGGGGCTACCAAGGTCGTGATTTCAAAAAATCTTGGAAAGATTTGACCAACTATGCGAATCTGGTGGATGCTACTTATGTTCGCACTAACATTTTTGAAGAAGCAAATAAAATTGAAGCAAAAAAACAATAATTGAAAGAACAAAAAATGATACCGTATATCCTAACAGACGATAGCCTAACCGTGGTGTTGAATGGAGAGTCCTACACCATGAACAAATCGAACCCCGCTTTCCGCAATGCTCTTGAAGCACTTGATAGCGATGATGCCGAGAAACTGGCAGCAATGTTCGACACACCCAAAGCAGTTACCGAGTATGTTGATGGCAACATCGAAGTGACAAGTGCGGGAGAGGTAAAGTATAAAGGTAGCGAGGTTCATAACCATGTGGTTGGTCGCATCCTGTCCTTTATGAGCGAGGGTTTACCTTACAAGCCTTTGGTGAAGTTCCTTGAGAAGTTGATGGAGAATCCATCACGCCGCTCAACTGAAGAACTGTATCGGTTTTTAGAGCATCGACAAATGCCCCTGACTCCTGACGGCAATTTTCTTGCCTACAAGGGAATCCGTGAAGATTATACCGATTGGTATAGTGGCAAATTCTCCAATAAGGTTGGTGAAACCTTGGAGATGCCGCGCAATGGGGTGTGCGATGATGCCAACCACGGATGTTCTTCGGGTTTCCATGCGGGTAGTTTGGAGTATGCCGAGGGTTATGGTAACGGAGGTCATTTAATGGTTGTAGAAATCAACCCCAAGGATGTAGTGAGCGTTCCTCACGATTGCGACTGCCAGAAGTTACGCACCGCAAAATATAAAGTGGTTGACCACTATAAAACCAAGTTGGCAGATACCTTCTGCGACGATTATTACGAGGATGACTATGATGATAATGAGTCTGGTGAGTCCTATGACGATGGTTACGATGCTGGCTACCAAGCCGCAATCGACAAAGTAAAAGCGAATCTCTGACAAGGGTTGTCGGTAGTCATAACAAGAGGGGGCGCGATGCGCCCCCTCCCTTCTACCAAAAACTAACTGTCATACAATTTATTTAAATTTTTTAAAATGGAGAACATAGAATCATTCACTTCACTTGACGCTGACCTTGGTAGCCAGTTTATCTGTTCAAAAACAATCAACATCCAATTTAGTGGAGAGGATTTAAAAAATCTGCTGGCGTTGAAGGAGACGCAAGGCATCAACTTGCAGTTTGGGAGTGATGGTAACGGCAGTATCAAGCAATATGTAACAAATGAACAGTTTGATACCTTGCATGAGTTATTGGATATTGTTTTAGAAGGAGTTTGCAATTACAACCTAGCATGACTAAAATTATATTTGAAGATGATGGCGGTGAAAAAGTCACCCTTGAAGGAGACTTTGTTCAAATCGGAGACTTGTTTCAAGCGTTAAAGAGAATGTGTCTAGCATGGGGCTACCATCCAGACAATGTTCAAGAATTATTTCAAGACTGCGAGAACTGGGCAAACGAAAGAACGGTTGAATCATTTTGCTGTGCGGATAAAAAAGAATGAAAATTTTTAACTTTATTAAAGACGAGTTGTGTGTCCCTATTGCCGCGCACAATCTCCAAGAAGCACAAGAGTCCTTTTTTAAGACCGAGGGCTATAAGATAGAGGTGGACAAACTTCGTTCGCCTGACGATGACAAAGACCAGTTTAAACTATTCGACATGAAAAAACTGGAACAAGAATGGAATAAAGTAGAAGAAGGAGAACCAATTTAAATGACACATATTGAATTAAAAGAATACTTTGAACAACAACGAACAATGGGACTAAAAACTAGACACATCGAGCAAAACGAAAAGCAGATAAAGCAGCATCTTGCCTCTGTTAGAGCAGCAAAAATCTCCAAGCAAGTGTTTTGGGAAAAAAACCAGTATATTGGTCACAACCCTAAAATTACTCCAGAGCAAATCATTGCCAAAACTTCTACTGACAAGTTCCCGTGCGATGCTATTACGGTTCGCTTCCATTCTTTGAAACACAAGGTGGCTACTGCTTATTTTTATGGTAAATCGGAGACTCGCAAGTTCGGTAACAATCACACATGGACTTATCCTGCAAGCAAATTAACGGTAACTTTCCCTAATACGAATCCCTCTAATGGGCGTAGAGCATGGGGCTACGCATATCAAGGAGACTTGCATAACAGCATGAGTCGGCAAGAAGTGGATATTACCTTGGATTACATTGAAGATGTTTTGTCAGATTTTCTAAACCTTTAAGTGTATAATTTATCATGGCATTAGGACAAAAGTATTCCATAGGAGACAGCAAGACCTCCATGTATTTTTGGGCAAACAATGATGCAGAAGCAATTCAGTTTGTTAAGCACCATAAATTTACCATGACCAAGGATACTCGCCTCACCAATCGCACCTCTAAAAAAAGTATTGAAATCAATGAAAATTGACATACCAATTAGCTGGGACTGGAACAAGCAAGAAGAAGGAGAGGTTATTGTGGATATTCCCGAATCTAAATGCAAAGAGATAGTGCGTAACTTTTTAATGAACAAAGACTATCATCTTCGCAGAGAATGGCTCAAAACCAATGTGCCAGAAATCAATTTAAATGTTCCAGTATGAAGAACTTTAAAAAGATTTTTTTATTCTTATCCTTATTTCTGTTCGCGGGGTGCAACACAACCAAATGGGAGTGGTTGCCTCCGAAAGATAGAACGACCGCTATACCTTCGTTTCCTAAAGGGGATGAAGAACCCTCTGAAACGATTGATGTGCTGAAAGTATCTTTTTGATGAAATATCTTATTACATTTTTTTTGAGTGTGCTTGCGGTATCTGGTGTTACCTTTGAGCCAGATATGGAGGTAAAAATCAAGGGATTGGTTTGCCCGTCTTGTGCGATTGGAATTAAAAAAAATTTCCTCAAGCACAAACCTCAAGTTAATGCGGTTAAATTCGATACTCGCAAACAAGTAGCATTGGTAGATTTTTTTGAAAACGAAAACAAAAGAATTTATTGGCTTAAAAACGAACAAATTATCCAACTGGTTAAGGATGCTGGCTACGAAGTCACCTATATTAAGAGGTTAGACGGCAGCAAACCCAACCGATACAACACACCATGATAACAGGACTAATCTTAACCAAACACCCCAAAGGTGCTTCCTTTAAAACTTTGAGTCGCGCCCGTTTTTTAGATTTAAACAAGCGTGAGTTCAAATTAGGAGAGGAAACTCTTTGTGACCGCATTGCCCACAACTTAAACATTACTCATTCCATTATTGAGGGTTGTTCTAAACAAGGCATTCAACATTACAGATTGTCACCTCTTTTATTCCCACTATTGAGCGATAACTCTCTTGACCTTAATCTGGCTACCATTAAAGGGGCAAATCAGATTTTAAGTCTTATTAAAAAAATTGGAGCAACCGCAATAGAGAATAACATTAGCCTTTCCGCTTGCCCCCCCATTCTTACTGCTACCTCATCAGAAGGATTAGCAAGTGATAATAGCGATAGCATCGTTAAGACGGTGAAGCAGTTAGACTTTTATGCCCACCTCTTTGACCTTATGGGGTTTCCTGACGACTATTCAAACCCAATCCATGTTTACCCTCACATGGCTTCTAAAGATGCCTCACAGAGCCGTTTAGAGGGCATTGTAGACCGTTTTTATGACGGTATGGTCAGATGCAATGATAGCGTGATTAAGCGTTTGGTTGTGATGAATGAACGAAACTCTTGCTGGAATTGCATGAACCTCTTTGTTTACTTTCATCAGTATATGGGGCATAAACATCGCCACATCATGCCATTGAGTTATGATAGCTTGCATGACGAAAAAAATGGCTCTGCCCTACAAGGCAATACGGTAACTGTTGCTCAAAATATAGATGCTTTCGCAAAGACTTGGCCCGATGATATTACCCCTGTTTTTCGGTGGAGTCACGATACCGATGATGCTCCCGACTATGAAAGAGACATTGTTTGGGAGTCGGAGAGAAAAGGCTTTACAATCGCATCTCAATCAAGTAAAGTAGTTACCAGCAAGAAGAAGGCAACCAAAAAGAAACCTCAAGCCAAACCAAGTGTTAAAAAAATTCTTAAAAAAATAGAAAAAACTGTGCCGAAATCTACAACATTCAATCACCTATATGGAGAATAATGCTCACTACATTGAAAACGCCTAGAGGAACAACCCACGCAAAGATACTTACTCCTGACCGTAAAAAGTCGCTTGTGGACATTAAGCACATGGACTGCTTCAAAGGGGTTGCAGGTAAAGTTACTTACCTTAAAAAACTGCGCGATAAATATGTCGAGCTTGGTGCTTTCGATTTTGACGGAACTTGGCCTTTAAGAGAGAATGATTGAACCCACTCCCGAAACTGCGCTCCAAACTCTACTCATATTTATCTTTTTATTTTTTATTTTAAATTTGCGAAACAAAATTGCTTTAAACAAGCGAGATAAATAAAAACCCCATGATTGAAAATTATTTAAAATTTCAGAATGGTAACTCGCGTGATATAATTACTTGGGTATTTTGTGAAGAATGCTACATACAAGATGAAGCGAAGCGAGAAATACCAAACTATATGACAGAAGAAGTTGATATAGTAAAAGTAGATTCTGATTTTGATGGCTCGATTATTAAATTTAATTGCCAGAGATGTAAAGGTGCGAAGCGTTCTTGGAAGAACAAAGAATCTCGCGTAGAGATTACAGCGAATCAATTCCAAGCTCATCCGTTTTTAGACCCCGACTACGACCCCTTCGATAGCGATTTGTCAGACGAATTTCTTTACGAAAATTTTCAAGAGCAACTAGATATAGCGAAATTTGTTAAAGACAATAATTAAAAAAAATGAACTCAAATAGACATGAAGCTAGACAAACTCAAAGAATACAAAATCTACTTGACTGACGAAGAAAAAGAAGCGTTGGGAGATGTTAAGATAAATTGTTCCACTTTCGCAAAATCAGTATTAGCGGGAATTGTTAACCAGATATTTGATTGCTATGAAGAAGTGGATAATTGAGTGGCGCAAACAACGCACCGAACTTTGGGTATCTAATCAAGAAGAAGCAATCTTCATTGGCGAATGTGACTATGGCATTACCGCAAAACAAAAGAAGCGCAACCGCACACTTGCCAAGATTATTTGTGATGCCTTGAGAGAGCATGACCCAGAGGCATATTCTGAATTATCCAAAGAAGAAATTTTAAAAAAATGCGAAAATAATTCGGAGCGAAACAAACTCTATGACCACAACAACAAACTGAAACTAGAAGTTCCACCTATACAGCATCCAGAATGGCTAGTGTGAAGAACATAAAAATAAAATCTTTAGTGGATATTACAACCAATCAACCCTATGATGATAGTGGAACTACACATCCTTACTTATGACCTATCGGCTATTAAAAAATTGGGTTTGGTGCGAAGATTGTTTGGAATTTAAGGACGCTGGAGAGGAAGTTTCCTTCGTAAATATCGAAGAAGGTGTCGGAGGCAAAGATGTGATGACTTTTATATGTGATAAATGTGAAAACGAACACAAAAACATTGTAATAGCCGCCGCCACTCCCCCAAGAGCAAGATGAAAAAGAAAAAAAACGACTTAATGACCACTCAAGAAATGATTGAAAGGTTGCACAAATACGGTATTAAAGGCGATGATGCCAACTGGAAAGATTTGTTGGTGCTTTTGGGCTTTTGTGGCGTGATTGTATTACTGACTGTCGGTTTGATATGGGCGGGAACATGGTAGAACTGATTTTTTTATTGCCAACAATTATTTGTATGATTACCATTGGTATTATCGCTTGGCATCGACGCAAACAAAAGACTAAAGCCGACCACGAATGGGTCAACCGCATACTACAATGACACTAGAGCTTACATCCGAAGAAATTGGTTGGATTAAATACTCACTAATCCGAGCTTCATCATCCCTTCGTGGACGAGATAGCGCAATGACATTAAGAGAAGAACGATTACTTTTAAGAATAGCCAGAAAAATTGAAAAACAAGAAAAACAGCGCGGGGAAGGGTGATTCCCCTAGAAACTGCGCCTCAAAAGATTTTAAAAAAAATTATGAAAAAATTGATTGGGGCAAAAAAAACACTTGCAAAACGAAAAAAGGTATGATATAATGTTCTTGTATGGCACACTTAATTGAATTAACCGATTCAAACACCCTAGAGAAGATGCTGTTTAACTTGGATACTGTTGTATCCATAGAGAGAACCAGCGGAAGCAACACTATCATTACTACCCGTTGGGGCAGAACCAATGTCAAAGAATCATTGGACAACATTAGATTGCAAGCAGAATCTTCCCCTAAAACAGAAGCAGTTGTTCCTTTTTAATCATGGATACATTAAACCTAGAGATTCAAGCGAACAGCCCATACAATGACGGTTGGACACAGCAATTCTACAAAGACGAATTAAAAAAAGTGAAAGCACAAGAAGAAGAATCAGAAATTCACCCCAAGCGAGCAGAAGTAGCCGAAGCAAATGCTGACGCATTATTCGCAGATGGTTTTGATGATGCGATTATTGGATTTGATGCTTCTGGAGGATGTGCGGTATATGATTACAACAAATGTTTGGAGGTTTTAATGCAACCGTCCCTGACAAGTGACAAGATGACAAGAGCAGAAGCGCATGAATACATGGAATTTAATGTGGTTTCAGCTTATGTAGGAGACTTTACCCCTATTTTTATCCATCTTATCGCTTGAATTATGAGCAAGAAACACAAATATACCAAAGAAGATATAGATGCAATGCGAGACAACCTCGCTGAAAGCGAATGGGAAGGCTTAAAAGATAGAGACTTGAGGCTAATCCTTCGTGAAGGTTGCGTTGGTTGGGATAATATGTCTGATGCGGATATAATTGCCTTGTATGAGCCAATTTATTATCCAGAAGGAAAATCAGATTGGAGCGCATCTAACACTCATACGGACGCTGGAGTAAAGATTGATAGCTTTGAAGATGTTTATGGAGAAAGCGATAACTATAACTTGGGAGAACAAGTTGAACAGATTATTTGCGACAAGAATATGAAAGACCAACAAGGTGAGATTACAGCAAAATTTAACGACATAAAATAAAATGGGAGGATTTAGTATTGAATACAGCATGAGCCGCATTGGAAATGAAGATACATTTCTTGAATTAGATGAGGCAAAGAAGATAAGTCGCAAAATTGTAGACAACTACATTAGTGAAGTCGAGTATGAAGATGGAAAGAATGCCATAGACGAGTATAATTGGCACATCGTTACTTCAGAGGGATTTGAAGAAGATTGGTTTAATGACGACAAGCTAAAGAAAACTGGTGAAATTAAAGCCAAATATAAAAAGTTGGCAAAAAACAATCGGGTTTTTATTTTAGAAGTAGATTGGAATTAAGAAATTAAAATGACAACTAGAACTGGACGAGACAAGGTAAAGGACGATATACTTATGGCAATGTATCGAAGCGTTGACAGACAGAACAAACATATTGTCAATTTGAATTGGCAGAGTGCCGAAGCAGAGAAGTGGCTACAAGTCAATTTAAGGCATAGCTTTAACGAAGTAACATGACTTACAAAGTAGAATTTGAAGTAGATGGAGATTCTGTTACCTATACAGTTAAAGCACAAAATGTTTTGAACGCAGAAGAAGCGGCCAAGAAACAATTAGAGAAAGACAATAATGTCAAATTACAATGCGGGAACGGCTATCACGACAGAGGCAAAGCATATAGCAAAGACGCATCCATAAAGAAGTCGAGATTCGCATGGGCAGTCACACAAATAGAGAACATAAAAGAGGCATGATAAGATTATTAACCGCAATATCCTTGGCAGTTTTGTTAGGGTGTTCATATTATACATTTGTTACATTGGGGCAACTTATGTCGCATTTGGATGAGATAGAAAGAGTGGCAAGAATGGGCAACCCTTCACCATATCATATTGTTAGTGTCGAAAGAGATTAGAAAACATATCATGTCGAAAATTTTTTTAATTTTTTTATTATTTACATCTGGTTGTAGCCATACTTACTATCAACCCCCAACCGAATTAAAAAGTGAACCAACTGTTATTAACATAGATGACTACGCCTAAACCCATTAAGAAGAAACCTAATGTTTTATGTATTAGTTGCGATGCTGCATATCCTTTAAATGCAAAGAACATTACCGTGCATGAAACCATCCCTTTGCCTACCCAAAAAGGCAAACTTGTAAGATTTACTTGTAGTAAATGTAAAGGAGAAACAACTTCAATGATAATAGATGAAGAAGATATAAAGAATAGTGATTCACCTATGCTTCGTAATATAAGAGCTAAACAAGAGGATAGATTAAGTAAAGAGGGAACAAATAGAATTGTGAATGAAAAAGTAGTAAATAAAGGGAAAAAAGATAAATAAATATACTTCTTCTTTTCTCTCTCAAAATAAGAATCCCCAAATTTAAATAAATTATATTAAATATACCAAACTAAAACCAGTTTAAGTTCAAACCAGTTCAAACCAGTTCAGTATCCCCCTCACTAAAAAAATATGAAACATTTTGTATTATTACTGTATAATTTTTATAGATATATGGTTACTTTTTTATATGGAGTATTTGCTATTATATTATGCTTGTATGATATAACATTTACTCATTCATTGTTTTGGATTACTATGCTATTTTTGTCACTTATACAGTTCTTTGCGTATGCGAACGGGATGAAGGCGCAACTTGAAAGGCAATTCATAAAAGACTTTAATGAAACAGTAAAAAAATCACTTGAAGAACAACAACAAAAAGAATATAATCAATTTAGAAATAATTAAATGAAATCAGTTACTATTACAATAGGAGATTACGATTTAGAGATAATTGAACAAATTTTTGAGAAAGAAAGCGCATTTTCACCGCAAGACCCTCGCGATGAGCTTATGATTGAGCTTATGCGTCAAATCAAGGATAATCCCAAGGTAGATTTAGGTGATGATGAGGCCGCCGAATACGAAAAAGCGAAAACTCGCTTTAGTAAGAACCTTGGAGCAGATGGCAAACAAGTAGTGAACCGAGAGGGCCAATACCTGTCGCCCGAAGAAGTGGGACTCGCCTAATTACGAACGAAATTTACTGAAATAAGCGCGGCGGCTTTTTGCATTTTTTTTATGTTTTTTTATGTTTTAAGGGAATTATGAATGATTTTTAGCTAAATATCTTGACTTCTCAAATGTGAATGATATAATGGTAAATATGGATACCGACATAGATTTTGAGTTTTGGGACGCCCAAATTAAACATTTTGTTAGTATTTTTAAAAGTGATATTTCTTCTGAAGAAGATAAAGAAATGGCCGAAACCCATTTAAATGAAATAAAAGCTAGACTTAAAAGAGACATAAAAGATTTAAATAAATATATTAAAGAATTAGAGTCTGAATTGTGAACGAATTTAGTGTAAATATAAAATCAATGAAGAATAAACTATTGATGATAGTCGGTGTTCTGGCGATTGCCGGAACAAGTGCAAATGCGGGTTGGTTTGGTGCTGGTGTAAAGCCTGTTCCTTTCATCAAGGTTCCGTTGTTGAAGCTAGTTGTTCCGTGCCCCTCTGCAGTTGCAGGGCCGCGCGCGGGAACAGAGGCAGATGCAAAAATCTCCACGCAAGGTGCGAGTGCTGCGCTACCTTGGTTGCGAGGTTCCGTTAGATGGCCAAGTTTAACCCTCGGGACTCCCGAGAAAAATATTACGATTGGCCCAAAACATCGTGACCCTTCCAAAGCAGCCGCAAAGAAGAAAGCGGCCGCCGCGAAGAAGCCAAAAGGTAAGCGTAAGTGAGCTAAATAAGCCCGCTTAACTCATAACAACTAAATCCTCCTGCAATGGGAGGATTTTTTTATTTTTTTTATTGACTTTTAAAACTTGCGGTGCTATACTGGTCTAATGCTTACAGACAAAGTTGCCAAATTCTTCAGCTCAATACGCGACAAAGAAATATCTAATTACAATAATTATTGGTCGCAGTTGCAGCCGCGCTTTATAGATGAGGCTTTTAAGCGATATGTGTTTGCTTTTTTATCTGTTCATACTACATGGGAGAATAATTGCAAAGCATACAATATGTTAAAAGACTTTAATAAGTGGAAAGATAATGAAGCCTTATTGCACAAGAAATTAGTGCAGTCAAGAGTGGGGATGCAAAATAACAGAACAAAATATTTAAATAAATTTATTAAAGATTTCTGGTCTGACCAAGCAAAGTTTGTTGTAAAGGAAGATGAGGAGTCTTGGACAGAGTGGCGTGATAGATTAGTCAAATCAATATTAGGTTTAGGCAAAGCAAAAGTTTCGTTTGCATTAGAGATGATGTATCCAGTAGATGCTCAAGTTGCTTGTATGGATACGCACCTATTTCAAGTCTATGGCCTTGACCAAACCAAAGATAGTAAGCACTATAATACAATAGAAGCAGATTGGGTTGACCGTAGTAATAAGCGAGGACTTGCACCATACATGGCACGATGCCTTTATTGGGACAAAAATCAAAACAGAAAGAACTCACGCTACTGGAGCAAAGTTTTAGAAAAATAATTAAAATCTTGACAAAATTTCCCCAACTGATATACTTAACGAGATGAAAAAGCAGACCTTGAACAAAGATGGAACTCCCCGCAAAACAGGGAGTGGACGCAAGAAAGGGTCGAATTGTTATCAGATGATTACAATAAAACAACTGAAACAATACATTACTGAAGATTACAAAATACCAGTAAAGCGACTCTGGCTTGAGAATGTAGTTGACAATATGGCATCAAATGATGTAGAATCTATTGCTGCTAAAGTAGAAGAAAAAATCGAATATACAATAAGCTAATTGACTATGGAAAAAGAACAACCCTTCGAGAATCTGTTTGGTCAAGAGAATGTTAAGAAACGCCTCAAGTTTTACCTTGAAGCATTTGAAGCAACCAGTTTGTGTCCGTTTCTTGCATTCATTGGTGCAAAAGGATTAGGTAAGACAGAGTTTGCCCGACAATTCGCAAAAGAACTCAAGAATACTGACGGTTCAAAGCGACCGTTCCTTGAGCTTAACTGCTCGACAATCAAGAATGTTGAGCAATTCTTTGAGCAGATATTCATTCCCATTATTATGGACAATGAGTTGACTGTCTTGTTTGATGAAGCGCACGAACTTCCCAAGGATTTAACGAACGCTTTTTTGACTGTATTCAATACAGAGAAGGTCACAACCAAGGAACTTCATTGGCGTGATGCTGTTTATCCATTCGACTTCAAGAAGCAGACCTTCATGTTTGCTACGACCGAATCGGATAAGATTTTCCCTCCATTGAAAGACCGTTTAACTTCGATTGATTTCGAGGATTATTCCAATGAAGATTTGGGGAAGATATTCAAGGCTCAATGCGAGGAAATTGATTTCTCCGATGAGGCGTTGTTGGAGTTGGCTAAAACGAGTCGCGGAAATGCGCGTTCATGCGTTATGCGAGGTCGTGAGGTTGCTTTGTATTGCGCTCGCAAAGGAGACAATATCTTTAGAGCAGAAGATTTGGAGCCATTCTTTGACCAGTTGGGCATATTGCCTTTTGGCTTGAGTGCGACAGAAATGCACCTACTTAAAATCCTTCGTCGTGATGGTCAATGTTCCTTGCAGATGTTGTCTGCCAAGACTGGATTGAGTCGTAGTGCAATTCAGCGCGACCATGAGTTATACTTAATGCGTAAGAATCTGATTGTAATTGACGGCAAGCGCAACATCACCAACGATGGAGTCAAACTGGTCGAGGCGCATCATCGCGCACAAAAGAGTTGACAAATGCCGCGCATTTGCTATACTTAACCCTGTTATGACATACTTCTGGCTAATAGAGAATCTCATTAAGGAATACGCGAGACACCATCGCGCAGACGACACAACTTTAGACGGGTTCTTCAAACAGTTGCGCGAGGTAGTTGATGCCGAGCTTGACATTACTTCACTCAAGGAACGCATGAAGGAATACGACCTTTACAATTCGTGGAATGACGATGCAGGAGCGTAATATATACAAGGATGTACCTATCTCAATAGTTAGAAGATATGTACTTAATAAGATCAAAGAGCTTGACGATGTACAGTTATCGAGAGTATATGAGTTAGTTTCACACAATCTGGCTTTGCAAAAAACAAAAGAACATCATCTTAATATATTAGTGCATGAAGAACACGATTGGAACTGAAACAAATAATAACTTAATAAGTGAATTGCAAATAGCTTAATACGTAATATAAGTGAAACAAATAATTGCTAAATATAGAAATGTAAATAATTGTAGCATAAATAAGGCGTAATAAGAGGTGGGCGAAAAAAGAGTTTCATAAGTCACTGATTACCAACGGTTTACGGCGGCGGGGTAGCCCGCGCCTCTAAACCCTTGTAGCGCAACAACTTACGTTTGTCAAGCAAAAAACCCTCCCCATTGCGGGGAGGGTTGGTTCGTCTCAGAGCTTGTGTCCCGTTAGGACGCTAGAGACAATTCTCGTTGCGGAGCGATTCCGCACTCTCCATCCATCAGACCGTGGAGAGCTTCGGTGCGCTTGGGCAGCGCGTTGAGGTTGCCCTTCAACACCTCGGTAAAGGCGTTGAACATCGACCACGCATTGCGTGGTTTGAACTCATCGTGATTGGGCGTGCGCCATTGATGCACAATGTCCATCACATGAGTTTTGGTGCAAGCACCTGACAACATCCCGCGAATGATTAGGTCATTCGCTTCCATGTTGGACAGTTCACGCTCTTTGTAAGCGTCGAATCGCTTCTCTTGGAAGTTCCAATGGTCAGCGAGTTTGCCCAAGGTGCGGGAAACAACTGCGGGAAGGTCGCGCAAAATATGGCGCGTGTGCTTGCGGGAGAGTTTAACTTCCCCCATGAACGATAGGTTGTCGCAAACGAAAACATTTGCACCAAACACCAACGAAGCAGGGAAACGCTTGTCGTGCGAGTTACGCACACCCATGACGCTGCCATACTCATTAGCACCATCCTGTCCCAAACGAAACAGGCCGAAGTAACGCCCACCGTCATGTGTTAGCGCGTGCGATTCTTCCTTTACCGTGATATTTGCACGGTCAAGGTGACTACGAACCTCCGTGACCAAACGACTGTGCGGTACAGGCGTCCATGTATCCGTGGGGTCAGGAGTGTGAGATTGCTCCACTTCCCCGTAAGGAACTTGTGAAGCACCGCAATGTAACATTAGTCCAGTCATTGCCATAACAGTAAAGAGTATACCATCTGTGCTAGTAATTGCAAGCAAAAAAAACGGTATCGCAAAAAAAACTTTTGGCTTGACACGTAACCCGTTGAGTACCAACGGTTTACGCGCGGGGGGAGGCCCGCGCCCCCTAACCCCTTGATACTCAAGGACTTAGGGCTTTCTTGTGTTTGGCCTTGCGTGAATACGCAACCTTGCTCTTGTGCGGTTGCGATGGCGGCGGCACAGGCTTTCGGATTTTTTTATATGCTTCCAATCTAGTCACTTGTATATTATTACACGAAAAAACCCCTGCAGTCAAGTCTAAACTGCAGGGGCTGCTATGAGAGACGGACTGTGTCCGTTTAGCGTGCGCGATAACGCGCGTTGCCTACGCGAGCAGACACGATGCGCTTGCGGCTCACCTTACGGTCGAGACCAGTCGAAACATCGTTGAATGTCACATATTGAGGGCTTGCGCCGATGAATTGGGCGCAATAGTCCTTGTTCGTGCTTCCCTCTTTGAGGGTCAGGGTGGAAAAACGCCCACCCACCTGCGTCAGGAACTTATCCAGTTTGTTCATGCTTTGTATAGTATAACCTTTCTGTTGGATTTGTCAAGCATCTTTTTTGAGAATAACGGCCATAACACAAATGGCCCCAGCGAGTATAACAGCAATCAGATACATCCTCACTTATGAGTATAACCTTTGATTCCTGCTTTGTCAAACTTTTTCAATGCCGCCGATGCTTTGCTTCCCTTTGGTTGGGAGCCGTGAACATGGAGCGCAAAATCTTCGCCGCGCTTGTTGTGGATTGCGTGGCTGTCGTCGTGGTCATGTTCCAAGCCGGAGGCTTTCAATTCGTCGGGGTCAAAAAACACACGCGCAGACTTTTCGCCTATCTCTTCAATCATGTCGTCGTGTTTGCCGTCCCAGCTTTGAGTGAAGGAAAAATTGTCGGGAATTAAATCCGCGTCTTGGCAAATCTTCAACCATTTCAGGCTCTTCGTGTAAGCGTAGAACTTACTGCGCGGATATTTTTTAGCAACTAACAGCCAAGCCTTCATATAGTTTAGAGTCTTGAAATCCCCGCCAATATGGACACGCATAATGCCGCCAACTGTTTTGATTGCTTCGGGCAAACTTTCGCAAATCAGGTCAACCATGGATTTGATTGTTTTGGTTGCGTTTAGTAAGTCAAAGTTGTGCCAGCGTTGTCGTCGGACTGATGGATAACGCGCCTCGTCCATCGCAGCGTAGCAACGATAGTTTTGGTTTGGGCCGTCTTTTATCTTGCCAGTCTCTTTTATTGCGTAGGTCAAGCAACCAGACGCACCGGGACAAGTATAGCCAGAGGGCAAGGAAAAGTGCCAAATGCCTTTCAGCTTGGCGTTCTCAAATCCGAATCGCAGAAGGTTTTTCGTCATAACAGAATGAGTATACCAGACCAGCAGCATTTGTCAAGAAATAAAAAACTTTAAAAAAAACTTGACTTCGCAACGTTTTTGCGCTATAGTTAGAAAGTTATGAGCAATAAGACTCCCGAAATGGAAGCGGCCCTTGAGGATCTGGGGCAGGTGTTGTTTGGTCGTAGTCGTCAAGTGGCTGCGGACAATCAGTTGTGCGTTGTGTGTGGTAGCGATGCTAATTTTTTCCGTGATGATCTTTCGCGCAAAGAGTTTAGTATATCACGAATGTGTCAGTCTTGTCAAGACAAAACATTCGGAGGGTAAATAGGTGTGCCCTTAATAGGGGGGCAATTAATGTGCGCCTTCGTAAACCCTTGAGTATCAAGGGTTTAGGCCCGGGGGGCTAGGCCGCGGTCGTAAACCGTTGGTAGTCAAAGAGATACCCCCTCCCCATTGCGGGGAGGGGGCGCGTTAGTTATGAGAGAATGCGGAGGGAGGGGAAACTATTCAGAGATTGTTTGGCGTATCTTCTTCATCTTGCTCTTTAAGAAAGAAACAGCTTCACAGTTTTTGGCATTCGTTTGAATGATGTGAGACAGACTATATTCTATCTTGCGCGTCAGGTCTTGACGCAATGCATCCAATTTGTTTGCATCTGCTCGCTTAACTGCGCGAGTCTTCTTTACTGCCTTCTTCTTATCAGCCTTCTGTTTCAAATGTTTAGTCTTCACTTTTTTAAAATAAAATGGTGGCGGGAGTATTTGTGTACCCGCACCTTTTCAGTACCCAAGAAACAAATGTTTCAGATCTACCTACTTCGGACTCACCCGCGATTTTCCTCTGCCACTAGGCCGTTGTACTTCTCGCAGTCGCTGCATTATCCCCGTGGGAGGGATTATTCTGCCACACCGA